ATCGTCCGCCAGCACGCCAAGGAGAACAAGTTTCTGTATGTTCACCATGAGACTACCTTGCGGCATTACCCAGCGCGCGACGTAGCGCCTACTCCCGTCGAGAAAGTGTATATCCCCAAGCTCAAACGGGCTGCGCCGCTCATGGCCACCATACTGGTGGCGGGCACAGCGGTGCCGAGCCAGTGGACGCAAGATAACCATCCGATTGGGTATTTTAGCGGCCACGCGTCGTTCTACGCGATACGGTTCAGCGACCCCGACCAGTTCAAGCACTGGTGCGACCGGCTAATGACCAACCCCGAGTGCATCAAGGCACTGGGGTTTACCCCAACGGGTAAGCCCTGATGGTGGAGCATTGGACCACCGCTGCCCGAACCATCGCTGAGCAAACCTTGGGCCGCATGAATAATATCTTCTCAAGCGCGGAGTCTATCGGGCTTGCTGAATACCGTCTCGCCAAGATCCTCGAATACGCCCGCAGCATAGGGAACCCCGACATGCCCCGCAAAACTTACACCATCACACTACGGGTGGATTACAACACCCAAGACAAGGTTGAGATCACCACCAAGCTGGTGCGTCAGGCGGCGCGCAGGTTATCCACGCAGGTAAACCTGATCGCTGACAAGCGTAAGCCTCAGATCGCTGTGGAGTCCGAGGACTTCTTCATCGGCACCGAGCAGATCGACCTGGCTGTGATGGACGACGAGGTATAACGCGCTCTCATCCAGCATCCACGTCCACCATACCAAGCGCACGCTTTAGCTCGTGAAAGTGCCTATCCAAATGCTGCTCCAGCCGGATGATTACCTCGTGATCCTGCTGGTCGATGACGAGGTTCTTGATTGCCCGGCGACGGTCTACCTGAGCTTGGCGATTGGCCGATAACAGCAATATCGGACCCGTGAACGCCGCCTGAATCGACAGGAACAGGTTCAACAGGATGAACGGATACTCGTCAAAATGGGTGATACCCAAGACGTTGACCGTTACCCATATAAGTAATATCCCGGTCTGGATTAGGATAAACTTCCACGACCCGATAATACCCGATAGTCTGTCCGCCAGCCTCTCAGAGTATGACACCATAACACCCTCAGACGTTTGGATGTTTATACTTAATTCTACCACCACGTTCAACTAATACACGCCACCAACCACAAAGGTAGGAGAACATATACATGGACGACATTACCCTTAAAGGTAACGCCATGAAGATGGCGATGATCCTCGCACCCGACGAAGTGTTCAGGCCCGGCACCAAGTGGATACTTAACAGAAAATTCGAATCTGGAGCACCGCTCAGAAAGGGCAAGGTCGTCGTAAGTAAGGGTCTATGTGTTCACGAGGATTGTGTTGACGAAAAACACCACATAACCTTCAACGCCGTTGATCGTGACGGCTACACGTCCGAACATATTACTTATACGAAGGACTTGCTCCCCTATACAGGGGAGTAATCATCACTACCTAACAGCCTCCACCCGCCACCCACCACCACCACCACCACCACTACCCACAAAGGTAACCACCACATGACCGCCACCCAAACCAAGGTCATTGATCCTTCGATCAAGGCCAAGAAGAACGACGTCTCCAAGCTCACCCGCGTCGATCTGACGCCTCAGCAAGCCAAGCAGTGGGAGATGACCCGCTCGGCGCTGCTGTGGGGCGCACCGGCCTTCACGCACATCCTCTATTCGATGATGACGGTGAAAGACACCCGGTCGGACAAGGACGACAACATCGCCATCTTCACCAAGGACATCCCCGTCGCTGCGACCGATGGCTCGCATCTGCTGCTCAACCCGGACACGTTCTTCAAGTTCGCGCTGGGCGAGCGTGTGTTCGTCGTCGCCCATGAGATCATGCACTGCGTCATGGATCATTGTGGCCAGATGCACGCCTTCGAGCGTCGCGGCAAGATCAGTTACCCCTCGGGTAAGTCGCTCAAGTATGTTGACCAATACATGAACGTGGCGGCTGACCTGGTTATCAACGACCTGCTGGTCGAGTCCAAAGTTGGTTCGTTCAACAAGGAGTGGCTGCACGACACGAACGTCGCGCGCGGCACGGACTCGGTGATCGACGCCTACGCCAAGGTCTACAAGGAGCAGCAGAAGCAGGGCGGTGGCGGTGGTGGCGGTGGCGGCCAGGGGAAGGGTAAGGACGACGGTCCAAACGAGGGTCAGAACCCCGGCCAGAACCCCCGCCAGGGCTTCGACCAGCACCTCAAGCCCGGCACCGCTGACGGCAAGGACGCTGAGCAGAAGCAGCAGGAGCGCAACCCGCAGGAGTGGAAGACCGCCGTTGCTGCCGCCCGTGACGCCGCCAAGGCCCAGGGCAAGCTGCCCGCAGCGTTGGAGCGGTTCTTCGGTGACATGCTCGACCCGCAGGTGAGTTGGTCCGAGAAGATCCAGGCATTCTTTGCCCGCAAGGTTGGCTCTGGCTCGTATGACTGGCGGCGTGCCGATCGTCGCCTGATTGTGCGGGACATCTATGCGCCGGGCCGGTCGGGCTTCGGGGCTGGCACGGTTGTCGTCGGCTTCGATACGTCGGGCTCCATCTATGCGGACGCGACTTTGATCGACCGCTTCATGGCCGAGATCGGCGGCATCCTGTCGGACGTGCGGCCCAAGCGTCTGGTCATTCTGTGGTGCGACGCCAAGGTCCATCGCCACGACGAGGTGGACGAGCTTACGGATCTCAAGGGCCTCAAGCCCGTGGGCGGTGGCGGCACGGCATTCGAGCCGGTGTTCGACTGGATTACCCAGCAGGGTATCGAGCCGGATGCTCTCGTCTATCTCACCGACGGTTTGGGTAGCTTTCCCACCACGGCACCCAATTATCCCGTGCTGTGGGGCAACATCTACGAGGGCTCCAAGTATCCGTTCGGTGAAGTCGTGGACGTTCCCAATCAGAAGTAGGGCGAATACCTAAGTAGTCGGTAAGTAGCCGGTGTACCAGTGTAGTACTACGTACTACACTGGCCGCTTACCCACATAGGTATAGAGATGAACGAGAAAGTCTTTCACCCGGACCACTACGCCCGATTCAACATCGAGCCCGTCACCTTCATATCCGCCAACCGGCTACCCTTCGATGTTGGCAACATCATCAAATACGTCTGCCGGTACGACGCCAAGAACGGACGGCAAGACGTAGAGAAAGCCCTCCGCTACTGCGAGATGCTGCTGGAACGCCTCGACCGCGAGCAGCGCATCGCTGACGGCGAAGATGCCGATGATGTTTGGAAGCGCGTCCTCTAACGCGCACTCAAAACACAGGGACACGCAAGACCACACATGAACAAGCTCACACCCTACCAACTCGACCTGCCGTTGCCGCCCACCTCTCAGCGCCGTGGCGGCCTCACTCGCTGGGCGAACCCCACTTACGTCGCCAAGGTGAAGAAAGCCCGCACCGACATAGTCATCTGGAACCGGGCGATGGATGAATATCTTATCCGCAGCCGCAACTCCGGGATGACCTTCTTACAGTGCAGCGACGGGCTTGGCGTGGCCCAAGCCACCGCCCGCTCCCGCGCCATCGCGTTGGGGATCTGGACCCCAAAACCGAGGAAACCCACCCATGAAAATAGGCGACACCAGCCTGTGGATGCACAACCTGCACCTTCGACCGGATATTCGGGAGATGACTAGGGGAGGATTCACGGACAAGCTCCGCAACAGCACACGGAGGCTATTTCGTATGGCCGAGCCAAGCGGGAAATTCGAAGAATACATCGAGCACAAGCTAAGTGAAAAAGCGATGGTCTGCGCGGCGTTACTGGCTCCAAGGGAAGCGTTCACCCCTGGTACTTTGTGGACATGCACCGAGGACTCTCCCATGTGCGCGAACGTGCATAATGGAGACATAGTAAAGATCCAGAACATATCGCACGAGTACCCGGACGGGACGATAATACTACTCGCGGATACTCCCGATGTTACGGGCTGGTACATCCCGGCGACTTCACTCAAACCCTATTACCCACAGAGGTAATCATGGACCGCGTAGTTCCACCCAATACCAACGTAAGACTCCCTCACCTACAAGCCTTCGCCAGTAAGATTAGCGAGATGCTGATTGAGACATGCTCCGACCCTAAACTTAAAAACATATTTGTTCGCGGGCGCTTGGCCATCGACGCCTTAGACGCAGAAGAACTAAGCGGTTTGGATAAAGAGGCATGGGTATATTCCTATGGCGGCGGCGACTGGCCCCAACGCGCCGCCTCTCGGGGGGCTTCGTATTTGTACGAGTCGTTTGGGAATTTTTCTGAGAGCGGAGGACAGCGCAGGGTGACCATACTGAACTGGTCGATCGACTATCTGCGCGAAGTCTTACCAGAAGAAAAACTACTTACCTACGCCGCGCTCCTCCTCGCCTAACAACCCCATACCCACAGAGGTAACCATGGATACATCCACCATACTGGTCACCCTTGGCGGACTGCTGAGCGTCACGGTGCTGAACCTGACCCTCGTCGCCATCAACGTCCACGCCACCAAGCTCACCATGCGAGCGACCTCACAGGCGATGCAAGCCGCCGAAGACGCGTCGGAAAGCTGCCTTAATGCTTCGCAAGCCGCGAGTTTTGCGGATGAAGCCGGGGGCCGTCTGCGGGCAGCCATGATGCGCCCATGAGTTCATCCATTATTTCAGGCCCATTGGCACCTGAGGAGATATCACCTCGGGACCAAGAGCTTGAGAGTCTAGAAGACGCCGTGCTGGATGCGGTGATTGGGGACGCTCACATGCAGGTGTTCGCTGAGCGGCTCAACAACGAACTGATCCGCGCCTGCTCCGACAAAATACTTAAGAGCCGCCTGAAGGCGGGGGCTAAGGCGATAGCAAACTTTGACCATGGGAAGCTGCTGGAGCTTGATAGTTGGACTTGGGAATACAGGCGCGACACTCTTAAGTTAGACCGGATTGTGGCGTTGATAGCGTCGTATATGTACGAAGCCTGCCACCTGACGGGGGCGGGGCGGACCTCAGCGGTCTACCACACCCTTAGATGTATACGCGCCCACGGCAATAGCGCGCATATCACATACCCCAGAACCGACGTAATCCTGTTGATTTTGTAAACCATCACACCACCACACCACCACACCACCACACCACCACACCCTCTTACCCACAAAGGTAACCACCATGACAGCATTCACCGACCGCCGCTTTGAGATGATCACAGACGAGCTTCGCCCCCTTATGCAGTCTTTGAAGTATTACGCGTCTTACTTCGCGGCGACCCCGCAAGACTTCATCGGGCTGTTCATCAAGCCCGAACACATCGAGCCTTTGCGCGTCGCCAAAGAGATCTGCGAGCCCAATACATTTACGAACCACCAGTTCTACTCCCGGTGGCGAGTGAACACGGCGGACATTGGCGCGGAAAATCCAGACGAAGTCATGGTCCAATTTACTTACGTGACCCGATCCGAGCATGGCGGCTTCGACTTGCTTATCCCTCGGTATGCCAACAAGGGACCATTGACCGAGCGCTCGCCGGAAGCCGAGCAATTCGCGCGTCGGATCGACGACTACATCGCCTTTCGGATGAAGCTGCGCGCCGACATCACCAAGGCGTTTGCCGTGCTTGAGACGCTGAACAAGATCTGCGACACGCCCAGGCAGGTTCGATACTTTCTCCCCGGCATCGTGGCGCTGCTGTCGGCAAACCCTAATACCAAAAAACAGGGCGACGCACTGCGGGACTACAAGGTGCCGACGTCCATCCCGCCGACATCGCCCGAATTCCGCGATGCGTGCTCAGCCACGCAGAAACTAATCTCCCGTGCGCTGCTGCTGCCTGACCCCAACATCAAGGGCTATGACCTGATCGGGCGGGTGTCTCTTGGGTCGTTTGAACGTGGCACCCCGGCGATTCGGTATCCGTGGGCGAAGCCGTTTTTCACGTTGGATGGTGACTAAACAAGTTGCGGCGGCGACCCCACCACGAGTCGCCGCCGCGTAGTCCCCTACCCACAAGTAGGTGCCGAGAATGAACAACCCGGCCCGGCACCTGTAACCCAGGTGGGTACGTCCGTCAATAATTTCAAGGCTTGCAGGTAATATGCAAAAAATCTTCGTAGATGTGGAGACCTACTATGACAAGGATTACAGTCTCCGAAGGATGACACCCATCGAATACATTAAAGACCCGCGCTTTGAATGTATTGGTTGGGCCGTTTCTAGAAATGGACTTAGCGGGTTCATGGAAGAAGATGAGTTCCGGGAGTTCTTGTTTACCCTACGGGGTAAGCGAATCGCGATGATCTCGCACAACGCGCTCTTTGATATGAGCGTCTTGGCGCAGAGATTCGACTACACCCCCGACCTGATGATCGACACGCTGGGCATGGCTCGCGCCATGTGGGGGCACAAGTATCAACGCCTCTCGTTGGAGATTTTGAGCCTGCAACTCGGGCTTGGGGTCAAGGGCGACGTGCTGCCCTTGCTGTCGGGCATGAGCAAAGCCGCCATCATCCAGGCGGGCCTGTGGAACCGGCTCAAGGCCTACGCCGTCAACGACTCAGATTTGTGCGAGAAGATCTACCACCGTGCGATGGACGAGGGCTTTCCCGCCAGCGAGATCCTCGTCATGGATAACGTGCTGCGATGTGCGGTGAACCCGCAATTCCAGATCGACCGCACGGTGCTGGCTGAACACCTCGCGATTACCCAACAGGGTAAGGAACAACTCCTCGCAGCGTGTGGGATGAACGACCGCGACGCGCTTATGTCGAACGAGAAGTTCGCGGCTGCGTTGCGGAACCTGGGTGTGACCCCGCCCCTGAAGCGCTCGCTGCTGACCGGCAACCAGACCTATGCGTTCGCCAAGACCGACTTGGCGTTCCAGGCCCTCGAGGAACATCCCGACCCACGGGTGCAGACGCTTGTCTCGGCACGGCTTGGCCTCAAGTCCACCATCGAGGAGACGCGCACTCAACGCATGATCAACATCGCCAACCTTGCGTGGGACGGCGAGCCCCTGATGCCCATCCCCCTCAAATACGCGGGCGCTCACACGCACAGGCTATCGGGCGACTGGCGGATCAACATGCAGAACCTTCCCCGTGGCGGGAAGCTGCGCAATGCGCTGCTGGCACCCCCTGACCTAGAGATCGTGGTCGCGGACGCCGCTCAGATCGAAGCACGCGGCGTGGCGGTATTCTGTGGCCAGGCCAACCTGGTGCAAGCGTTCAAGGACAAGCTCGACGTGTATTCGATGTTCGCGTCCGAGGTGTTCGGTAAGCCCGTAAACAAGCGGGACAACCCCATTGAACGCTTCATTGGTAAGACGGGCATCCTCGGGCTGGGGTACGGCGTAGGCGCTCCGAAATTCCAGGACACCATCAAGACCAGCTCGAAAAATCAAACCGGCACGCAGGTCGATATGTCGGACCTCGAGGCCTCGAACACGGTCAAGAAGTACCGGGAGCTTTACCCCTGCATCCCGGCGATGTGGAGGACTCTGGACAAGGCCATCCCCATGATGACCGACAAGAAGTGCTTCATGCAGATCGGCCCCATCAAGATCGAGTTCGGGCGCATCGTTCTGCCCAACGGCCTGACGCTGAACTACCCCAACCTTCGACGCGAAGAAACCGGCTGGGTGTTTACCTATGCGGGTAAGACCAAGCACCTCTATGGCGCGAAGCTTCTGGAGAACATCATCCAGGCCCTCTCCCGTCTCGTGGTGATGGAAACCGCCACGCGTATCCGGGTCAACTACCAGCATAAATTCGTCATGCAGGTCCACGACGAGCTCGCTTACTTGGTCCCTCGTGGCGAGGGAGAGTCGTTCAAAAACCTTCTGATCACGGAAATGTCGGTGCCTCCGACCTGGATGCCCGATTGGCCGCTTGCTGCCGAGGGTGAGGTTGGCCGCAGTTACGGCGAAGCTAAATAGGGGGAAACCCTAATCAAATCGGTCATAGCATGAACGGTACAAAATAGCACAAAATAAAGCGTTGACATCGCTCAATTCCTGCACATCTTATTGCCGAAGGTTCACAATAACCACCATGGCAAATAACAGCATGACCAAGAAAGATAGCCTTTCGGATCACGAAATACTTAGGTTTCGGCAGGAATACCGGCTGACGGAAATGCAGACCATCCTGTTGAATGCCTTCCTGACTAATCCTATCGTCACCGAAGACTTGCTCCGGGACAAATACGGTATCAACCGGAACCATCAGGTCTTCATCCATCGACTTCGCCTGAAGCTGACGCCCAAGGGGGTCAATATTCAGTCGATGCGAAGCCTCGGGTATTGGATCTCTCCCGAGGATAAGCGGGCCATGTTCGAACTCACCAAAGAACTGGCGGACTAAACCACCACCACCACCCCCAATAACTACCCACAAAGGTAACCCCATGGCGACGAAGCGAGCTACCGACACGGCTACAATCGTAGAGGCCTTAAACGAAAAACTCCCCGTTTCGGGGCCTGACAAGCCGGTCTTCAAGTATACGTCCCTTCAGGTCACTACTGTCGGTCGCAACGTATATAAAGTCGAGAAAGATCAAGACGGCGATTTTGTTTTTTCAGACGAAGACAAATATGAGTCGATCACCATTGGTAAGGACGATGTCAGTGCAGTCATTCAGCTGCTTGTTCTTATGCGCCAGTCTCATTAGGGCGCTGTGGAACGCACTGAACTCTGGCATCGGCGGTTTCTGGATTTAGCTGGATTGGTGGCGTCGTGGAGCAAAGACCCCTCCACGAAGGTCGGGGCGGTGATCGTCCGTCCCGATCGCACCATCGCAAGCGTGGGCTATAACGGCTTCCCACGCGAGACACGCGACGATCCGAAGCTCTACGCAGACAAGACGACTAAGCGTTTACGCATCGTCCACGCCGAAGCCAACGCGATCTTGTCGGCCCGAACGCCCCTGTCAGGATGCTCCCTGTTCGTCACTGAACTTCACCCGTGCAGTCAATGCGCGGGTTTAGTGATTCAGGCCGGGATCAAACGGGTCATCCACAACATGGAGCGTGAACCCGGTGAAGCTTGGCAAGCAAGCTTTGACGAAGCTGCGCGGATGTTTTCCGAGGCTGGGGTCCGGGTCATCTCCTACCCACGCAGGTAACCCCATGGGGTCAAGAGTATTGCCGCCATTCAAACCCGATTACCAAGAGGCGCTGAACATGGCTTCGAGTCCTATAAATCCCCACCCCCCAGGTACGCTCAGTTCCGGTAACCTCGGCTCCAATAGTCTCTTGGGGGCTCAATACACCCCGATGAGCAGCACGCTGGATGATCGCCGGATGATGGAGGCGTTGTCGGATCAGGGCGCTATGTTCGCAAGGCGGCGGTTGGATCTCACGCTTACCGAACGGGTATGCGTGCGGATGAAGATCCCGCGTGAAACCGACCTCCCGTTCAAACACTTTCACGCGTTCGAAATGGATGGGACGGTGTTTGTCGTTGTCGCCAACAACTCCAACAAGCCGGTGATGCTTGAAGACGACGCGGCGATGTTCCCGTCCGATAGCCTTATGTCCAAGTTGGCCGTGCTGAGAAGCTAAGCCAATGCAAGTTACCCTCATAGATAAAATGGGCACGGACCTGACTGTGGTGAACGCGGCGCGTGTATCCTTTGCCAAAGAGCACGACCGGATGCTGCTGGCTGACGAGCAGTTGATCCAATATCTGGCCCGCCATAACCACTGGTCGCCCTTCGCTCACGCGCAGCTTAGCTTTCGTGTGAAGGCTCCGATCTTCGTGGCCCGCCAACTCGGCAAGCATCAGGTTGGGCTTGCCTGGAACGAAGTCAGCCGCCGCTACGTGGACGACGAACCCGAGTTTTTCGAACCCAAGGTGTGGCGTAACCGCGCCATCAGCGCCAAGCAGGGATCGGGCGACGAGGCCGTGGAAGTGGGCTTGGTGCCCACCCTCGCCCTGGCCTACGCCATCAAGGCCTACAACGAGCTCTTGGGCCGTGGCGTGTGCCCTGAACTGGCCCGCATGGTCCTGCCGCAGTCCATGATGACCGAGTGGATCTGGACCGGCTCGCTCTATGCGTTTGCGCGGGTGTGCAATCTCCGTCTGGACACGCACGCGCAAGCCGAAACCCGTGAGATCGCCGCCGACATTGCGGACATCGCAGCCCAGGCGTTCCCGATCTCGTGGGAAGCCCTTACCCGTGAGGTAACCCCATGAGCGCCACCACCACCTATAACAAGCCCAAGCCCTTTGCCTGGTCCTACAGCAAGCTCAAGAACTTTGAGTCCTGCCCCAAGCGTCACTTCCATGTGGACATCGAGAAGTCCATCAAGGAGGAGGAAAGCGAGCAGTTGCTTTACGGCAACCTGCTGCATAAAGCTCTGGCGGATCGCCTCTCCAAGAACACCCCCTTGCCCGAGCCGTTCGCCAAGTTCGAGCCATGGGCAGCACGCTTGATTACCGGCCAGGGTAAGCTTCTCGTCGAGCAGAAACTGGCGATCCGGAAAGACTTTGGACCCTGCACGTTTTTCGACCGCGAGGCCTGGTTCCGTGGCATCGGTGACGTGATCAAGATCATCGGCCCGGTCGCGCTCATCCTCGATTGGAAGACGGGCAAGGTGCTCGAGGACAGCCAACAGCTTGCCCTCATGGCGCAGTGTGTGTTCTCCCACCATCCCGAAGTCCAGCAGGTCCGGTCGGAGTTCATCTGGCTGAAGGAAGACGCCACCACCCGCGCCGACTTCTCTCGTGACGACATGGCCCAGGTCTGGGTGAACCTATGGCCGCGTGTGGACGCCATGGTGAAGGCCGCAGAAACCCTCACCTATCCGGCCAAACCCGGCCACCTCTGCCGCCGTTGGTGCCCCGTAACTACCTGCCCACATAATGGGGTCTAATACTTTAATCAACACAAGTTATAGCGGTTGAACCTTAAGTATAGGGAGGTAATATATCTACCCCCACCAGAAAAGACTCCCAATGCCGACACCAGAAGGCGCTGTAAAGCGCAAGATAACCGCCGTATTGAAGTCTACCCCCGGCGTTTATTATTACATGCCGGTGCCGTCTGGATACGGTAATACTTCGCTAGACTATATTGGTTGTTATATGGGTCGGTTCTTTGCCATCGAAGCCAAGGCACCGACGAAGAAACCCACCGACCGGCAGCTTAACACCATCAAAGACATGCAGCGCGCGTTTGCCCGCGTGTTCGTCATCGACGGAGATCTGACCGAACTCAAGCACTGGTTGAAAAGCAACGAAGCATGACCCCTACCCCCACACCCACCACCACGCCCATAACACCATCACAAATCCAAGTGAGCGCCCGGCACAAGATCGTGGCGGTGCCCACCCGCACGGACCTAGAAAACCTCTTCCCATCAGCGAAGCGCCTTACCTACGAGGGTAAGGACATGATCCTCGTGCCGCATGGTCCTGCTGAGACGCGTATGCTGCGCAACCTCGGCATGAACGTCCCAAGCCCGATCATCACCCAATACGATTGGGAGGGCGGCACACCCTACGATGTGCAGAAGCGCACAGCGGAGCTACTCACCACCCACCAGCGGGCCTACGTCCTGAATGGCATGGGGACGGGCAAGACCAAGTCGGCGCTCTGGGCATGGCGGTATCTTCATCGCCAAGGTCTGGCGGGCAAGGTTCTTGTTGTGGCTCCCTTGTCCACGTTGAACTTCACCTGGGCGCGGGAGGTGTTCAGCACGCTGCCCGGCGTGAACGTGCAAGTGCTGCACGGCTCCAAGGAGAAGCGCCTACAGCGGTTGTCCGACCCCGAGGCCGACGTGTTCGTCATCAACCACGATGGGCTGGCGGTGATCCTGGACGAGATCCTCAACCGCAAGGACATCGACACGCTCATCCTTGACGAGCTTGCGGTCTACCGCAACGGCACGGCGATCCGCACCAAGAAAGCCCGCCTGCTGGCGAAAGAAATGACCTGGGTATGGGGCATGACCGGCTCGCCCACACCGAACGAGCCCACGGATGCCTGGGGTCAGGCCTCTGTCGTGACGCCTGCAACGACACCAAAATACTTCACCCGGTTCCGGGATCAGGTCATGCAGAAGGTCACGCAGTTCAAGTTCGTGCCCAAGCCGGATGCGTTGGAGCAGGTGCAGAGCCTCTTGCAGCCCGCCGTGCGGTTCACGTTGGAAGACGTGGTCGAGCTACCCGATATGGTCGAGCGCACGCTGGACGTGGCCCTGGGCAAGCAGCAAAAGCATGTCTACGACAAGATGGCCGCCGAGGCGCATGTGGCCGTGCAGGCTGGCGACATCACCGCCATGAACGCTGCCGTGGTGCTGGGTAAGCTGCTCCAGATCAGCGCTGGCTGGGTCTATACATCCGATGGCAGCGTGGTCGCCCTGGACAACGATGATCGTCTGGACGCGCTGGTGGACGCGATCAACTCCAGCGACCGCAAGGTCATCGTGTTTGTCCCCTATGTTCACGCGCTCGAGGGCGTGGCGAAGCGACTTACCCACGAGGGTATCGACGTTCGCACCGTGTCTGGCGACACCCCCAAGGGCAAGCGCGACGAAATCTTCAACCTGTTTCAGAACACCAGCGGCGTGCGGGTCATCGCGGCCCACCCACAGTGCATGTCCCATGGGCTCACGCTCACGGCGGCAGACACGATCATCTGGTTTTCTCCCACCACTTCGCTTGAGATCTTCGAGCAGGCCAACGCCCGCATCCGGCGTATCGGCCAGAAGGCCAAGCAACAGATTCTCATGTTCCAAGCCACCAAGGCCGAACGTGGGATGTATGCCCGCTTGCGGGCAAAGCAGAAGGTTCAGAACGAGTTGCTGGACCTGATTGCGGACGCGACTACCACCACACCCTAACCAACACTCAAACCCACACCCAAACCCACAGAGGTAACTATGCTGAACATTGAACAGAACATCCCGCTTCCTCCGCGCATCTATGGCCGTCAGAGCGCTACGAAGACATCCAAGTACTCCCCGCTGCTCAATATCAAGGTTGGCGAGAGCTTCCTGTTTCCGATGAAGGGTAAGATCGCTACCAAGCAGAGCAACTACGTCGGCGCGAGCGTCCGGGCATTCGCCAAGCGCTGGGAGCTTGGCCACAAATATGCCGTTCGTATCGTAGAGGGCGGCGTCCGCGTCTGGCGCGTCAGCTAACCCACACTCGCCACCACGAGTAAGTCCCTCACCCACACCACCACATACCTACAGAGGTAACCATGAGTGAAGTTCTTGAGCGGCCCGATACCCAGGACGCGACCCAGAGCGCGACCCAGGACACCAACCACGACGCCTCCATCAACGTGGGCGTCCTGGTCGAGCAGTACCTAAAGCTGCGCGACCGGATCAAAGCGGCTGATGACGCCCACAAGTCCAAGCTGGCCCCCGCCAAGGAGTATCTGGAAAGCCTGAACAACGAGATCCTCGCGCAACTCAACGCGATGGGCGGTGAGTCGATCCGCACTCCCTCGGGCACGGCGTACCGCACAGCCAAAAAGTCCGCGACCATCGCGGATGGCGGCGCGTTCAGGTCGTACGTCATCGAGGGCGAGCGTTGGGATCTCGTGGACTGGCGTGCCAACAGCACAGCGGTCACCGACTTCATTGCTGACCACAACGTCCCCCCGCCGGGCATCAACTACACGACGAGGTTTGTCGTCGGCGTGCGTCGCTCTTAATCATCACACAGGGTATATAAATCATGAGCAACCAACTGGCTCTTCCCGATACTTTCAAGGGCACGCTCGCCCCCTCGTTCGCCAACCAGGCCAACGCTGGCGACGAGCTCGGCGCAGGCATTGCGTCGTCCTTTGGTGTCATGTCCTACAAGGGCAAGGTCTGGTCCATCCGCTACCAGGGCACCGACACGCCCCTGATGCGCGAAGACGGCGATGGCGCGCGTGGCTCCGTCGAGGTCGTCATCATCAAGGCCAGCGGTGCGGTGGCCAAGATCTTCTACGAGAGCGGCTACGTTGATGGCAGCAACGCCGCACCCGATTGCTGGTCCACCAACGGTCTGACCCCAGACCCGGCCAGCACCAAGCGGCAGTGCAACACCTGCGCGGCGTGTCCCCAGAACGCGTGGGGCTCGCGGGTTACCGAAGCAGGTAAGCAGGGCAAGGCTTGCGCCGACAGCAAGCGCCTCGCCATTGCACCATTGAGCGATATCGCCAACGAACTTATGGGCGGTCCCATGCTGCTCCGCGTTCCGGCGGCATCGCTGCGTGATCTCAAGACCTATGGTGAGATGATGCAGTCGCGTGGGTATCCGTACTACGCCATCGGCACGCGGATCTCGTTTGATACTAAGGAGGCGTATCCGAAGTTCGTGTTCGGCGCGATCCGTCCTTTGACGGAGGCTGAGGCTCAACAGGTCATCGAGATGCGTGATGATCCGAAGGTGCAGCGCTTGCTGAGCGAGTCGGTGGAAGTGGGCGATCACACTCCCCAGGCATCGTCCGCACCTGCGAGCTTGTTCGAGCAGCCCCCGGCTGAGGCTCCCGCACCCACACCGGCTCCGGTCGCTACTGCCCCCGCTCCAACCCCAGCCCCAGCCCCAGCCCCAGCCCCAGCCCCAGCCCCGGCTTCAACCCCTGCCCCGGCTCCCGCACCGACTATGACCGTGGCGGCTGCACCGGAGAACTTCGACAAGCTGCTGGACGACCTTCTGCCAGCCTAGCGGTTACCTAAGCAGGTAGGGGAGCGGGCGACTGCTCCCCTACTTACGTACCACAGGGCGCACCACCGCCCTTTAGTAAGGACCACAATGGATGAGCGGCACGACTGACCTATCCCACGCTCGCATATTTCTGGACAAGGTGCTGCCTTGGCCGAAAGACCCTGCCCGCGATGCCTACCTGAATATCCATTGGCGCAGCATGTCCCAAGACGGCAAGACGTTCTGGGGTGGCCGCGCTACGAAGTCCATTGATGAAATGGTTGGATGGTTGGGGTGGACCCAGCGCCAGCCTGACATCAAAGACACCTATGTCTGCATGTCCTCGCAGTCCCGCGCCGAGGAGCGCGTCTCCAAGGCGGGCAAGAAATACCTCAACGCGATCCGCTTTCAGGACGCCGTTGTAGAACTCAAATCCATCTTTACCGACATCGACGTGAAGCCCGGCGCGTACGCCTCGACGCAGGACGCGTTGGTGGCGCTGAAAAAGTTTCTCACCGACGCTCAGATCCCCCCTCCGACCATCGTGGTCGGCTCTGGCTCTGGCGGGTTCCATGTGCATTGGGTGCTAGACACCTCCATCACGCCCGACCGCTGGCAGGTGTTGTCCTACGCTCTGGTCCGCGCCACCAAGCAGCACGGCCTGATGTGCGACACACAATGCACCATCGACAGCGCGCGTATCCTGCGGGTGCCCGGCACGATGAACAACAAGAGCGACCCCAAGGCGGTCACGCTCATGTCGCTGGGCAACGAATACACGCTCGCGGCAATGGAGGCGGCGCTTGCCCCTTATGTCAAATCCGAGGATGTGCCCATTACCGCCCCGGCTTTGGATGACAGCCTGTTCCCCCAGCTTCCGGTTACCGATGCAGGTAAGGAGCTATCTGCGGGGATCGAAGGCGGCGAAGCCAAGCTCATAGACATTCAGGACGTAGCCGCTAATTGCGGGTTCATCGCGGATGCCCTAGCGACTGGCGGTGCTACGTACTCCAACCCGCTGTGGTTCCTGTCTACGAGCGTTGCGACGTTCCTCAATGACGGGCGCACTCAGGCGCACGCGATGGCGTCCAAACATCCTGGGTATAACCCCGCCACCACGGACGATCTGTATGACCGGCTGCTGAAGGCTCGGCAGGACCGGGATATCGGCTGGCCGAAATGCGACAAGATCGAGATGTCGGGCTGCACGTCATGCGGATCGTGCCAGTTCAAATCTCAGGCGAAGAGCCCGCTCAACCACGCCCGGCAGGCAAACCCGGCTACCCCGTCTACCACCTCCGTTACACCCACCACATCCGCCACATCCACGGCCATCCACACCAAAGATCCTCTACCCCCTGGATACCTTCGCGATGCGAACGGGATCGTCTACCAGCGCATTATCATGGAGGACGGCAGCACCAAGGACGTGCAGCTTTCGCCTTATCCGATGCTGGATGCCTGGTTGCAGGATCAACCAACCTGGACTTTGAATTTCACCACAACCCTCAACAACGGTCGGAATTACCACGTCTCCATCAACGCCGATGAAGCCGGTTCCAGGGACACTATGGTCCGGGTGCTTGCGCGTCAGGGGGTCATGGTCAGGTCGAAAGCCGCGCCGTTTCTTTCGGAGTTTATCGTGGCCTGGATCACCAAACTACAAAACACCAAAGACGCTGTCGTCATCAATTCGCCCTTTGGTTGGACCGTGGAGAACGGTAAGCTTGTCGGGTTTACCTACGCAGGTAGGGTGTGGATGCCGACCGGCGACAAGCCCGCCCCTGCCCCCGACCCGGTGCTGGCACGGCAGTATATGCCCAAGGGAGATCTAGCCCCGTGGAAGGCTGTCGCCAAGGTCGTCACGGACCAGCGTCGGCCCGAGTTGGATGCGATCATCGCGGCCTCTTTTGGTGCGCCCCTTGTGAGGTTCACAGGTCACAGCGGCGTCATGCTGAGTGCCTATTCGTCTGAGTCTGGCATCGGCAAGTCCACCGCCATGAGCATCGGCCAGTCCGTGTGGGGCAACCCCAAGTCCGCCATGCAGACGCTCAATGACACGGCGAACTCGGTATTGAACAAGCTTGGCTTGATCACGAACCTGCCCTTGTATTGGGACGAGCTCAAGACTGACTCCGACATCGAGGGCTTCGTCAGGCTCGCGTTCCAACTGACGCAGGGCAAGGAGAAGTCCCGCCTGAGCCATGACTCCAAGCTCAAGGAGGTTGGTGTTTGGCAGACGATGCTGGTGTCCGCCGCCAACGACTCATTGCGGGATTCGATGGACCGCATCGCCAAGGCCACCACGGCTGGCGGGTATCGGTTGTTTGAATACGTGGTCACGCCCGCTGCCAATCCCGGCCCACACTCGCAGGGTTACGTGTCGCGGCTGCTGGGTGACCTGAGTGACAACTACGGCGCGGCTGGGTTGGAGTATGCGAAGTTTCTCGGGTCCAACTTTGACCGGGTTGCTAAGGGTGTCGCGGAGATCCAGGACCAGCTTACCGACGAGCTCGCCATGCACCAGATGGAGCGGTTTTGGCAGACGACGATGACGGTGGTGCTGGCTGGTGCCAAATACGCCAACGAGCTTGGCCTGACGGACATCGACGAGGTTGGCCTCAAGGACTTCCTGGTTACCCTGTTGGGTAAGATGCGGGCTGAGATCCAGGACTCCACCGCCGACATGAAGAATCAAACGTCGGTGAGCAACATCCTCGCTCAGTTCCTCAAGGCGATGCACACTCGCCACACGCTGTTCACGAACAAGATCGTCATCGGCCAGGGCAAGCCGCAGCCGGGCGTCATCCAGGTGCTTGGTGACCCATCCAAGCTGGATGGCGTGTGCGTCCAGATTGCTCGTGACGATCGTATCCTGCGGATCTCTTCGACCTATATGAGCCGCTGGCTGCACGACCATGACTTCCCTCGGCACAGCTTTACCAAGGCACTCAAGGACGAGTTCGGCATGACGAGCATCAAGGCTCGGCTGGGCAGCGGCACGCCCTTTGTGTCTCCCCTCGAATACATCCTCGAGCTCGACATGAACGATCCAACACTGGTGGGGTTTATCGAATGACCAAACGTTTAAGGGCTGTGCGTGCCCTAGCCGAAAAAGAGGGCCTCGAACTCGTCGAAAAGTCTGTCGGCAAAAAGCACTATCAACTCATCCTGAAGAACCAGGCCGGGCAGTGCATGAAGGCCACCATCTCAATCGGCGGCAAGGATATGGGAGGCGGCAACGACGCGGCGAACTGTCAGTCGAATTTCCGCCGGTTCGCCAGGGGACAGACCCATGGGCTGATCCTCGTAAACCACCCCAACTCGCCCCAATAGGAGCTACCAATGAGACTACAAACTCCCACCACCGTGGAGGCTTCCCGCGCGTGGCGGCGGCAATGGCTAGAGGCGCACGGATACCGACTGACGATGCCTGTGCTGGGGCCGGGAACTGATGTGTTTGTTGCCGACGATGCGGATGCCAAGCCTTGCCGGCGCTGCGGCCAATCCGTCGAAAGCGACTGCGAACCGGATGGCTGCGAAGATCCCGATTGCCCGGAGTTGGGGCGATGACAGCTTGCCCCGGCAATGACCCCGGTTGCCCATGCCAAGATGGCGACGCCTGCCATTACCGCGGCATCCCAGGGTCGCCCGCATGGGCTACCAGGCCGGATGGCTGGTGCGTGTTCCCGCCACACGTATTCCCGCTGGCCGACTATCGCCCCCACGTCGCCAGCGACTGCTGGTGCCATCCGACCGATCAGGAGGGTGTGCTAGTGCATCACGCGATGGATGAGCGTGAGCAATACGAGGAAGGGCGAAAACTGTCATGAACGAAAAGCCGAACACCACCACCAAGATCACTTCTCGCCGCCTCAAGATTTTCGACGTGCTGGCGGCCCCTGCCCTGCTGTGGCTGGCGTTCTTCGCGTTTGTGACCGGCTGCGATGTCGGGGTTGAGATGAGCGTTGGGATGCCGGAGCGGGACGACTAAATTAATCCTTCGCCCGCCAAGCGCGGTTCTTCGACGCCGATATCACCCTTAAATTACTCGGGTGGTTGCTACCGCCAGACCGCAGCGGTTTCTTGTGGTCCACGTCCTTACCATCGCCTTTATGCACGAGCCCCTTTTTTTCCATGTGGGCTCGTGCCGCGTTGTTCATGGTCCGCTTTTTGACCATCTCCGGGCGGGCGTTGTAGCCCTTTACCTGCCGGGTAATTTGCCCCGGCGTGCGGTGCGAGCTCGGATCGCGCTTCTCACCATTCTCAGCCATCTGAACTCTCCCCAATATAGTCGTCAGCTTCAGGGTCACCCCTGGAGAACAAGATATATACTCGCGCGAACTCTAGTAAGTCGGGGTCATCCTTGAAATGCCCCAAGCCAACATTACACGCTCTGCATAGTACACCACGAACCTCTTTAGTGTCGTGGCAGTGATCTATGTGCATTGCGTTCTTTGCATCAAAAATCGAGCCGCAGATAACACACTGGGTTGTCTCAAGCACCATCTCTTTAATCGTCTTATCATCCACCGAAGATCTAAATTTCCCCCGGCGGTTGAGTTTGTAATTCTCAGAGTATCTTTTCCAATACTCGCGCTTGCATAGCAAACAAGGGCCGCGAATCCCGGTCTTGGACCCTTTTCTTTTTAGGAAGTACTCAGGTGTCGCGGGCTTTACCTCGCCGCATACTGAGCATTTCTTCATCCTGCTTTGGATGGTTTTATGGTGTTGGGTGGCGGGCCTTTGGTTATCAACCGGGCAATGGTCAACAACCTCTCGCAGAACGCCACGCGCCGAGAGTTACCCTTCCGGGTAACCTCCTTTGGCGGCGAGCTCGACATCGCAACCCTCCACTAGCGCACGTTGTAGGTGTTCGCGGTGTCCTGAAGCATCTGGGTGTTATGCTTGGTCACCGGCATCCCCATGATGGTCGGCTTGGGTTTGCCCTGCGAAGGCTTCGCAATGGACGACAGCGAGATCTGCTCCTCGCGAGGCACGGACTTGTTGTAGTTCTGGATAGCCGCCGCAGCCTTGACCTTGTCCGCCCCCTTAGCGTTGACCCAGGCCTGCTTGAGCGCATCCTGATCCGTCTTGGTGGACTGCATCGAGCGATACGCCGCCGCCCGCGCCGCCCCCATATTCGCCACGCTGGATGGCACGAACCCGATCCCTTGGCGGATGGTGTCCAGCACCCCCGCAGGCTTCATCGTCTCAGCGCCCTTGGTAGTATGTTTGCCCTCGCTCGCCAGCTTGTAGGCCTTGGCAACGTCATCGAACGCCTTGACCGGGACCAGCTTGGACAGCCCGCCCACCACGTCGCCGTGCATGACGTCGGTCACCCCATCATGAACGTCCATGGCAAGCGACGCGGGAGCCCCACCCAGGAAATCAAACAACCAAGATTTTAGATCGTTGGCCTTGTCCGAGCGCGGCTCGCCAAAGAAGAACAACGAGTTCAGACCCAGCCGATGGTGAACGTCCACGCCCAGCACCCGGCCCATGCCGTGCATAATGTACTCGGCGGCCTGGGGTCCAAAAGTCTTGGACGCGACCTTCATCGCGTCGTCCTCGAGGTCAGACCAATTGGTGTTGGTCAGTCCCAGCGCGTTGGCCAGCATGACCGGAGCCTTGATTACCTCCATGGGTAAACCCAGCGCACCCGCCATCGCGGCATGGGTAGCCACCACACCCGCGAACGCCTTGGCGGCCTCTTTACGTTTGTCCAGATCCTCGTGCTTGAACGCGTCGTACAGGTTGCGGCCCAGCAGGTGGTAGATCATCTGCGGAAACTGCTTGAACTGTAGGAACGGCCTCAGCACCGGGTTGGCGAAAATAGGCGCTCGGTTGGACCGCGAATATAGACCTTGGGAATTTGCGAGCGTGTCGCCCGCATACCGCACGGCAGCAGCGTGATCGCCCTTGGTTTTTTCAAACTCCATGCGGTAGGCAGCAATGGCCTCGGCCACACGGTTGATGCTCTCGGTGGCCCCCGTTAGCTGACGGAATACACCATCCACATGGTCCAGCGCTTGCATGGCGCGATTGCGGCCCGGCAGCATTCGATGCACCTCCATTCCCGCGTCGGGATGGATCAGGTTCAGTTCCGAGAGTTCCTTGAGCATCCTGCCCAAGCGAGCCGAGTCTTCAGCGCCCGAGAGCTTGTTTGAAAAGTGGTTGATCCAATCGGTCGGGGCAGCGGCGATGTCTTTGGCCGTGCGCGCCGCGCCCTTGAAGCCTTCCGCCAACGCACCACCCGCACCCATGTCACGGTAAGCCCGTGTCAGGTTCATCATGGTCTTGGGCATCGTGTGTCGTGCCGCCAGCACAGGCGCGGAGATCATCCACGGATGCGTCATGTGCAGCAGCAAATGCGCCGGGCTCGCCATACGCTTCATGAACGAGACGGTCATCAGCGTGTTGACGAATTGCGAGTAAGCCCCACTCGGGTCCGCCGAGTAGTTGGAATAAATCCGATCCTCGAGCGAGCGCAGCACGTCCGCGCGTACAAGTTTCGAGTCATCCTCGTGAACCCGATGGTAGTCCCGTAGCGCCGTCATGGCCGCTTCGCTCTGGGGCTCAAACTCCAGCCGCGCCCTGGCCCGCGCCATGGCCTGGTTGTACTCCATGAGGTTGCGCACCAGGTCCGTGTCAGCGCCCGAGATCTTCTTAGCGTTGAGCTGGCTCTTCATGATCCGGTTACCCCGCTGGGTAACGATGGACGTGCGGCGCAGCGCCTCGATGGCGGCTTCCTTGGCGGCAAGGGTCATGTCCCCACGCGCCTGGATGCCCTTGATCATTTCACGCAACTGCGGCGAACTGATCTCAAGGTCGATGTTCGGGTTGGTAGACCGGCGGTCCACCTCCTTGACGTTCTTGAACCGATCGTCCCCAGCGAGGGCTTCACGGGATGCCCGAGCCTCACGCTCGCTCTCGTGAAATTCCACATGCTTGGGATCGACGCGCACTCGGATGCGCTCGTCCAAACCGTTCGGGAAGGTTTTCTTGTCGGCCAGCGCCTCGGTGAGTTTATCACCCTTGAGTTGGGTGCCCTTGTCCGGGTTCAGGAACACACGCTCGGTTTCGGCGTGCATGTCCAAACCCTTCACGAACGCACGGGCCTTACCCTCGTCGGTAAACTCGAACGTATTACCGTCGTCGTGCTCAGCGCCGTTCTTGAGCCTGCGAGCACCTTCTGGTGTCATGATGTTATGCTCGGCCTGCACCACGAAATCACCGTGGCGCTTGAGCGGCGTGTACGGACCCTCGACCTTCTTGAAGTCCGGGGACTCCATGAGGGCCTTGCCCGTGCCCGGCTCCTTCTCGAACTTTTCCGTGATGAGCTTCTTCTGAGCATCCGTCAGCGTGCCGTCCTGGATCGCCTTGTGGATCGCGGCGTCCTTGATGCCGACACGCGCCAACTCGGACTCCAAGCGCTCGGAGTTGTACTGGTCGTGGATCTCCGACGTGTGCTTGAGCACGCGATTAAAGAGCTCCTGCATGGGCTTGGGCAGACCCTCGTAGGTCTTGCGCAAGTCAGCGTATTTCTCCTGACCCTGGATATTGCTGTCCTTGGCCAGATGCGCGTTGGCGGGGGAGTTCATAGCCTCGCCAGGGTGAGCGCTGTACACGCGCGCTTCCTGCATGAGCGTCTCGAACGTGCCCCACTCCTTGGGGTATTGATGGCTCGCCTGGATAAGCTCGCGGCTTAGGGTCTTCCCAGGGTCGGCCAGGGCGTTGCTCTTTTTGTCCGACCGCTCAAGAACTCCCCACAGATTGTGAATGAGATCCTTGTTGCCAAAAACCTTGTCGTAGGATTGGCTCAGCTGGTGCATCGTGAGCCACTTCAATCCCCAGGTGCGGGTGTTGGAGTTGAAGGGCTGCGCAGCCAGGTCTTTGCCAAAGTCAACGAGTTTGCCGAACGGCTCCGTTACCTGCGAGGTAACCGCCCCCTTGGGATCACGCACGACGCTCTGAGCGTCCTGAGTATCTTTGAGGAAGCTGGTTTGGGGCTCGGGTTTAAGCTCGGCTTTGGGCTCGGCCTCATTACGGGCGATAAGATTATCGCCAATCTTCAGCGACGCCTCCATGAGCGACGTGGCCTTGGACGGTAGGCCCATCTTCTCCAAGACGCTGCGCAGCATGGCCTTCAGGCTATCGAACAGCGAGCCCTGGGCACCCTTATCCAGTCCGATCATGGCGTTCAAGATCGGGTCGGATTGCAGCTTGCTCAGGATATCCTGAACCTTCGGGTTGCTGAACGCTTCCGCCAGGAACTCATGCGGGTCATTCTCCCGAATGGCGTATTCCATGGCCGCAGCGTCAGCCGGGTTCTCGCTGTCGCGCAGGTTACGCTCGACGATACCCATCATGCGGGTGATCGCCTTCTTGAGATTGGGGCTCTGGTCCAGCGCGTCCCGCATCAGGCTGTGGGACGTCTCATGCAGGATCGCGTGGAGCATATCCTTGGGACTGGCCGCCACGTCGTCACGGATGACGATGTAGGGATCGTTGAGCCCGTCAGTGATATACGCAGCCTTCGGCGCACCCTCGTCCGGGCGACCGATGACACGCTTGAAATCCTCCCCATCGAGGATGTGGACGTTCAAACCCTCGGGAACCACGCGCATAAACGCCGTGCGGATCGCCCGCGCCAGCGCGCCCGATGTGCCCGTCAGCGCATCCAAATCCAGCTTGCCCAAAAGCTCATGGGCTGGCGACGTCTGAAGCGGCGTGGCCGACTCGCCCGTGATGGGATCGACAAGCTTGCCGTCATCGAGCATCTGCACCGTCTTCGGACGGCGAAACACCTTCTTACCTTCGGGGGTAACTTCCCAACGGCCCTTGCTGTCCGTGACCGGGACGGTCTTCTCGCGTGTGTAGCCAGTGACCGCATCGTCAGGGACCGCGACCTTGGCCCGCTCGTTGCCCTCACCCATAGAACCATCGGATACGGGATGGTCATCCTCGCCAGCGCTGGCGCGATCTTCCTTTGCGAGCAGGTTCTCAAGCGGATCGGCAGAAGCTTCCTGCGTTGCAGACGCGGTAGCCTCGCCAATCTTATCGACGGTCTTCTCGCCGTCGCCACCCATAGAACCATCTGCAACTTCGGGCTTCATCGCCATCTCGCCTTCGGCGCGGCGCTGCTGGATCAGTTCGTGGATCTTGTTCTCGTCATTGGACCGCAGATCCATTTCTCCCGAAACGAACCGCTGGTAATGCTCGAGGGTGTTCACCTTACGCTTGGCAAGCGCCTTCGCTTCCATAAGCATCAAGGCGTAGTGGTTGAAGTTCTCTTCTTCGCGGATGTTGTCTTTGAACTTGCCGGGGATCTTCAGGCCGAGTTTCTCAGCGGCAGCGACCATCGCCTGAGCGCGTTCGACAAGCTGCGCGCGGGCCGCCGCCGCATCCTTGGTGCCTTTTGCACCAAAGTTCTCCTCGCCCGCGACGGGTGGAAACGCCTCGACGATCTTTTGCGCCTCGTCGTTTAGACGCTGGCGTTCAGCGATTTCCTTTTTGGTGCGGTTCTTACCCACGTTGACTTTGGTCTGTGCAGCTTTGGTATTGCCGCTGTCGCCCACGCCCACGCCCACGCCCACGCTCTTCAGGTGAGCTTCCCGCGCCCGCTCTGCCATCTGCTGGGCACGCTCGGGGGATACGCCCTTGGACACCGCAAAATCATACGTACGCTGGGCAGCGGCTTCGCTATCCAGGACGTGTTGGTCTTCCTCTTCTGAGGTTACCTGCTGGGTAACGGGTTCCTCAGCTTGGGTTTCAGCAGGGGCTTCAGTGGGGTTCGCTTTCTGAGCGTCGCGTTCCTGTTTCCTCTTTTCGAGCTTCTCGGGAAGGGTCGTGTCATACCAAGTCCGCAGATCGACAAACGGTTCTCCGCTTGCTTCCCTGCGCTGCATCGCCCGCTCGTACATCGCGACCTGCGTGCGTTCCAGGTCGATAAACATTTGTTGCCATTGAGCCGCGCTCTTGTCGCGCGCGGCGGCCAGCCTATTACCTGCTTCGGTTAGGATTCCATTTTTGGTACGCTTGGTAAGCTTGATCGGCTTACCCGCGTTGGCGTCGATCAGCTTGTTCAGACGATCGACTTCGTCTGAAACTTTCTGCTGGAACTCTGTCTTGGGAGCAACTTCAGGCTCGGGTGCTGGCTCGGGTGCTGGCTCGGGTGTCGCCTCGGGGGTTGGCTCTTCAGCCGCCGCAGCGCGATCCGCCAGCACCTTCTCAGGCGCTTCAACCTGGACCGTGTTGCCTTCGGTCTTGGTGTTCTCCAAGTGCTCGACCTGGGCGGGAGCGGTCTGGTCCGTGCCAGCCGCAGCCTTGACCTCTGTGCCCTCGGGCGTGCGCTCGGTGACAGCAACCGGCGTCTCGCCAGCATTCGCACGCTCGACCGCCTCGGTCTTATCCACAGGTCCAAGCTCGAGAACTTCGTTGAGCTTGCCCTCTTTGGCGGCGGCGATAATGTCCTTCGCCTTGATCCGGTCAGGGTCGAAGTAAAACGTCCCGTCCTTGGTGGTGACGAGCTTCATACCCTCGGGGCGCTCGGGCCGGTCGGCAGCTTTCGTTCCCTTGGGGAACAGCACCGCCGCACGGTTGCCCTCTACAAGCTGCTGGACTTGCGCTTCGAAAGTCTCGGGAGCTTCCGGGACCGTTCGGCCCTGGTCCTCGATGGGCTCCCCATCGACAGGCTGGGGAGGTGTAGCGGGCGCTTCGGGAGTTGGCTCGGGGGTTGGTTCGGGCGCGGGTGGTTCGGGCGCGGGTGGTTCGGGTGGTGCGGGTGGTGTGGAGGTGTCCCGTGTGGTTTCAGTGGTGGCTTCCTTAATAGCCGCTGTCTGGGCAGCGTCAGGGGCGGACTCTTCAACCGTGGCGACCGGCGCACGCTGAGGGGGTTTCTTGGCCTCGATTTGAGTCTGGGCATCGGAACGGTTCGGGTTATGCCCGCGCAGAACGCCGCCAGCCGCACCGAACGCACCGCCCGTGGCCGCACCGATCACACCAGCGCGTGCCGTCTGCCCAACATCGTAATCACCACGTAGCGCCATGGTGATATCTTCGTCTTGGTTGGCGATATCACTCTGGGCGGATTGTATGCCCATGCCGGGAGCATCGACTCCCATCCCAATCAACGCACGCTTGGCCAGCCCGCCGGTCACGTTGCCCTGGATGACATGGCCCAAGCCACCGCCAGCAACCGCGCCGACGCCAGCCGACACACCCATCTTGGTGTAGCTCAACAAGGTACGGTTCAGTTCGGCACGCGCCTGCCGCGTGTCCAAGCCGTTCTCGAGCATGAACTTGAACGCGGGCACCTGCTCAGCGAGCTCTTGGTCCGTCATGGCGTTGGTATGCGCGAGCGCATCCTCGGCCACGTTGCCCACCTGCATCGCGCCGCCAACAGCCGCAGCGCCCACCACACCCTCGGGTGCCAACAAGGTGAGAGCCACCTGGGGCACCAAGCCCGCAAGCTGCATACCCAGATACCCAGCCGGGTGGTTTTGCGGGTTGGCTAGGGCGTCCTTACCTCCGGGGGTAAGGGAGTCATCTATGGACGTGCGGAGATCGTGTATCCCGCTGGCCGCACCACGAAAGAAATCCGCCGTGCTAGGTGCGGCGTTGGACTCTGCGATGCGCTGACCGACAGCGGCGATACCGGCTGGCACAGCGAGAAGGCCACTGGCTGCCTCCTTACCATAGTCCAGCATCGACGGGCCGGGCGTATCCCCCTGCTGGGGGTTACCTGCGTCGGTAAGCGGGTCGTACCCAAACGGCATCTAGATTACTGCCCTTGCGGTTGGAGGCCGTATCTACGTTTCGCTGCGTCTATCGCCCGTAGAGCGAGCGCCTGCTGTCCAGCGGACCCGGATGGGTTGGGCGGGTACGGGAGGGCTTGGCTCGGGCTGTTAAATTCCTGCGCGACGTCAGCGTTGGCCGAAGCAGCCTGGCGGCGCTGTCCATCGTTGCGGATGAGAGAAAGCGCTTGCGTGGGCGACACCGAGCGGGACTCATCGCTCGTGGGCGACAGAGCGCTCATGATGTCGCTGCCGACGCCCTTCAGGGTGTTCACCGCTGGGTTGGGCTTGCTCGGCTTGTTTGCCTGCGCGTACTGGTCGTTGCGCGTCTTCGCCATCTGCGTGTGCGTGCGTTGCAGGATGCCGTAGGTCGTACGATCCAGTACAACCGTCTGACCATCGGACGCTTGCAACACCACAGCGTTCCCACCCGGCGCGTAACCGACCGGCTTGAAACTAGCCGCCGTGGGATCATGCGGTGGTGCGTTGGGGTTGGCCGCGTCCTTGGGGTCGGGCAGGTTCGTGTTGAGCAGGCTCACAGCCATAGCCGCCGCATCATCGGACGAGCGCAGGCCGCCGTTATAGGCCTGGATGCCCCGAGCGATGGTTCGCATCGAGTTATACGCCGGGCCGAGCGCACGCTTGGCCGCATCCAGATCACCGTACGGCTTGCCAGTCGTCGGGTCGGTAATGTTGGGGATGAGCGCGTCCAGCGAACCCTTCATCGTCGCTGCGTTGGTGTCGGCCTTGGTTGGGTCGCTCTCCACCATAGGCTTGGGCTGCGCCGCCTTGAATTTGGCGTCGTAGTCCTTCTTGGCGTCGGAATACGCCTTGATCTGCGCGGCGTAGTCAGCCTTAACCTGCTGGTTGCGCTGGGCGATGTCCTGCTGGACCGAGCGGCGTTCAGCGGGCGACATGCCTGCGAGATTGACACCATCAGCCGTCAGATATTTGGGAGCGGGCGGTGGCGTCGGAGCTTCCCCCAAACGCTCATCGCCATCCTGCGTGACGACACGCTGGGGCACGTCGTACGGCGAGGGTTTCGCACTCGAAGAGTTACCCGGCTGGGTATTGTCGCCCGCAGCGCCAGCGTCGTCGGTCTGGGCCACTCTCGTATCAGAGGTAGGCGCTGACACGGGCGGAACCGGCGGCGTGGGCATCGTCGGGATAGCCTGCGGGGGTTCCTGGTTCTGACCAGGATCTTGAGCGCGGATGCTACGATCCGCGTAGTCGCTGTACGCTTGGCTCGGTTGAGCAGGATTCCCAAGATGCTTGCCTGCGGCTTCCATCAGAGCGCCGTAATACATGCTCCCGCTCTTGATGCCCGTTGCAGCCGCCAGAAGCGCCTGAGGCGTGAATGGACCCTGCGAGATGACCTTGCCGTTGGCGTCCTTCTGCTGAAACACACCGTTGCCATCGGGACCAACATGAGCGTCTACGCTGTGGCCGTCTGGCACATAGGAATAGGCTTTTTTCAAGAACTCCACGCCAGTGCCGGGCTGGCCGGACTTCACCGCTTGCGTTGCGGCGTCGGCGTATTTGGCGGACTCGAGGCGCATGTACTGGATCAGGGATGCAGCGGCCTTGTCAGCCGCGTCCACGTTGCCCTGCTTGAGATAATGCTCGTAGACCGCCTTCATCCCTGAGATGTTGCGGATGCTCTCATCCATCTGGCCGTTGGGATCTACGACCTTCATGATGCCGTCGTATTCGTCAGGCGATGCCGCGCCGAGGCCGTTCATGAACAAGCGCGCAGCGTTGGCCTTCTGCGGGTTGGGCTGGCTGGGAAGAGCCTGCGTTGCACCCGTGAAAGCCCCGCCCTGAGGCCCGCCTTGGGGACCACGGGGATCATCCAGGGGCACCGCCTGTATGGGAGACGTATCGCGCGCACCGCTCTCGGTGGGCATGGGTGGCTGGCCACCTTGAGAATCCCCTCCGTCTTGTAGGCCGAAGAATTTACTCAGGTAGGTAAGCCCGCCATGAAGCGCTGCGCCCAAGCTCGGGTCACCATCAGACGGGGGTGCCTGCGGCGGCACGTATGCACCGTTGGCCGGTTGCATGGTGCCAGCGTCCACTGCGCCGCCATCGGCGTAACTGGGCACCCGCCCACCCGCCGAATAGTTGTTGGTGTTATCGGTTTGCGCCACGGGGATGGCTTGCGGAGCAGGTGCCGCCGTGGGGGACGTGCCCGAATTGCTCGGGTCGAACTGGGCGAGGTACTGCTGCGTGGTTGCGTAGCGCCCGTCCCAGTTATCACCCGCCTGCGGGTTATCGCGCGTCCACCCCTTGGGGCGCTCGTAGTCCATCTGGGCAGCGGTAAGGTCCTGCGCGTTCTTGGCACCGTTGACCATGAGCGTGGTGCTGGGGCGCGAGCGCAACTCGTTCAGCGCGAAATCAGCTTGCTGCTGCCAAGTCGGCGTGTTGGTCCCCGTTGCCGAGAACAGCGCATCTCGGCGGTCATTGCGGTGACCGAACATGCCATAGCCCGTGGGGTTGCCGTTGGCGTCCTTGTCGTGGGTCGCCCCTGGATTGAACCCGGACTCGTTCTTGGCGGCACTCGTCAGCATGGTCGCTTCGTTGTGCGTCGCGCCATTCTTCGACAAGTAGCCGTACAGGTCTTCAGGCTTGGGGTTGGTATCACCTACGCCAGCGCCACCAGCCGGGGCGGGAACACCGCCGGGGTTGTTGTATCCACCTTGGAATGCCGCACCAGACGGGTCAGCCTTGTTCGACTGTAAACCCAGCCTACCCATATAAATACCTTCCATCATGTTCTGATGGCGGGTCTGCTGGTCAAGCCGCTGCTGCGTGATATCAAACTGGCGCTGCTGCTGCTGCTGCTGCATCACAAAGTGCCGGTTCTCTATGTTCTGCTGCTGCATCGGCAGATAGGTCGCCGCGAAGTCCTTAAGCTCGCGCCCAAAGCTCATGTGTCGTTACCCCACAGGTAAAGCGGTAGGCCGAGAAGTAAATGTCGGGGCCGCAGGAATGGCTGGTTTCATCTGCGGTTTGGCAGATACGTTCTGCCTATCCTGCCGAGACTTGTTGATCATGTTCTGAAGATGCTTCTCGCCGTACCAAGCGACCGCATCCTTGGGGACGACAAACTCGCCCGGCGTCAGGCGTGCGGGCACATCGTCGATGGCGCGGCCCATCGTTGGGGAAGCCCCCACAGGGATCGCACCGCCCTCGCTCGCCTGACCACTCATAGGTGCGCCCATTAGGGGAGCACCCACATCCGGGATCGCACCGCCATCCGCAAGCGCGGCAGCAATCGCCCCAAGGCCCGACGCTCCGCTGGCGTTGGATGTCCCATTGATGAGCCCGCCCACCAGCCCAAGCGCCGAACCAATGCCCGAGCTTGCATTCTGGTTGGCGTTGAACGACCCGAGCGCGTTGTTGAACCCGGTGTTCATAATGCTGGCGGTCTGGCCCAAGCCTTGGTTACCCATGCTGTTCCACTGGGTCGCCGTGCCCATCGTGTTGGCACCCGAAGCCGTCGTCGCCAGCCCGGAGTTCACAGCCTGGTTGCCAGCTTGCAGCGCGGTACCATAGGTCTGCGCGACCTGACCAGGATACCCACGGCCTACGTTGATGGCTTCCGAACGCAGCGCGCGACCCGTTGCATCCACCACCTGGGAGGCCTGGTTACCTGCCGCTGCCTCAGCTGCACCCTGAGCAGCACGAACCCCGATATCCATCGCAGCATAACGAGTTGACGTGGGGTCAACACCGAAGCTCTCCAAGTTCTTCTGCGCAGCCTGACGCTGCTGGTCGAACTGCTGGGCGACCGTGGCCTGGGCGCGACCCATCTCAAGGGTTTTGCGATCCGGCGAGGCGTAACTTTGCGCGTCAGCGACAAGAGAGTTTTCGAGGGGTTGGTAGACCTGCTCGTAACGCGCCCTGTCCGCAGCTGCCGCCTGATCATTGGCCGCCTGGGTGTTCAGCGCCGAGTCAATTACCTGCTGGGTAACCGCCTTGTTCTGGGCGTATTCATCCTTAGCCCATGCAAGCTGGTCTTCGCCAAGCTGGTAGGACTGCTGGGCGTTCTGCTGGGAGGCCGACGCGAGGCCGCTATAATCCGGCGCTGCTGGGGCCTTGGATTTACCGCCCATACGACGCCTCCAACGTGCTAGGTTTCAACTTCAGCCAGCGGCAATCGTCTTTGTACATCCCGAGAACCAGTAAATCACCGTCAGGAAACACGTCTCTTATAATAGACTCCTGCTTAAAACCAAGTCTTAAATCGAAGTTGAGCGCATGGGTATTATACGATGGGACTTGGCCGATGACCTTGTTCACGCCGAGCATGTTAAATGGGTAGTCAAAGCATACCCAGAGCATGTCTTTATTTAGCCAGTCAGTAGTAAACGCTCCGACGTGCATGGCGATGCTGGCCCCGGTGTAACCTGTGTAGGTAACCCCGCCCAAGAGCTTGTCCCCGCGAACTCTGGATATGACCGTGTCACATGCGGGGTTGAAGACAGTCCCAGCGCACTCAGAGATCAGGCGGGCGTGCTCGTGATTGTTCAGGACGATCAAGTTGTCTTCAACCAGGTAGTACCATTGGACCAGTAAAGTCCGCTCGTGGATTCGTTCACCCAGATGTCGCCCTTGTTGAAATTCTTGGTGGGGGCGGTGGTCTGCACGAACACCACGGGTGCGCCGTACGAACCATCGCTCCGCTGGCCCATGAACTGCTCGAGGATGTATTTCATCGCGGCGACTGCGGCTTGCAGCGACTCAATCGTCGCAACCGGATCAGGGATTGCTGGGCCATGTGCGAGGTTGTTAGACATTGGCGAGCTCCTTCGCACTGGTCGCTACTTCGAGCGCAAACACTTGCTCCGAACCATCCAGTTCGAACTGCCAGTACTCAGCCTTGAACCCGCTCGGTAGCCGGATCATCCCGCCCGATGTCAGCACGGGCCGCGTCAGAACCAGCCGCCCATCCGCGTAGACTTTCAACGTCAGGTTGGGTGTAGACGTGGGCTGTGCGAACCACACTCGCGCCGCCTCAAAGTTCTTCAATAGGTGGGCTTTGAAGATCTTGGATTTCCAGATGTAGTTCTGCGCCGAGCGCGAGTTCGACACGTCGATCCAGTAGACGTTGCCGTTCTGCATGATGAAGATCTCACCCGTCCACAGATCGGTGATGACGTTGAACACGGGCGTTGTTGCCACGAGATTCGTCCACGACACGCGGGGATCGTTGATGTCGATCAGCGCACCGTTATACGAGCCTGTGTAATCACCCTGCTCAAAGGCCGAGGTGTTGAACGCCGTGGGCTCAAAGCTCCCTAGTCTGGGCGAGCCCCAGCAATAATACGCCTGCGCGAGCTTGGCGGCGCGGAGCGAGCCCACGGTGAGGTTGTCGTTCCACTTGTCCTTGGTGATCATCTTCGCGGTCACCGTGCGGGTGCCGTAAATACCTATCTCGGTAATGCCATTGGGCGAGGCGTAGTACACACCCAGTTGGCCCGACACGATGGAGCCGCGCGACAGGCAGGGCTCGCCCGAGTTGATCTTGGACAGCGACATCATGTCAGGGCTCGAGCCCGTCACCGAGTACGGGTTGCCCGACGTACACACCACAACGGTCTGGTTGTAGAGCCCCATGCCCACGATGGGGAAGTCCACGGATACCGTGTAGGCGGCGGGCCATGCGTGCGGATGGTAGGGTTCGCAGAACCAGATATCGCTCCCTCGCCAGCCTGCGATCATGCCGTTGGGCATCGAGATCAGACCTTGGAGTCCAGAAGGCGGCGGGGTGTAGCCCGTGGAGGCCAGCTGGTTGTTCCCCGATACGGTCGTGTCCGAGATCGAGTCCGAGTAGCTGAGCGTGGCGATGGGGATCTCATCTACGAAGAAATAGGTCGCCACACCGTTGGAGCCCGTCACCGTGCGGTAGATGCGCGTCGTCGCCAGCGTGCGCCCGGTGGTGTCGCTCGTGCCCGGCGCGGTGAGCGTGATGCTCCATGTGGCCGAGACAGTGCCCGTAAACACGGTGGGCGGGCTCGGTGGCCCCTCTTCACCAAACGTAGTGACCCAGGTGTAGACGTAGGCCCGGACCTCAGTGGTGCCGGTGGTCGTTGCCGTCACACCAGGTGCTACGGTTGGCGCGGTCACACCCAGCGTATAGGCGCTCAGTCCCGCCGTGATCCGTGCCGTGGTGTTATATTGTGGGGACGTGGATGCACCCGCCCAGTAGATGCGGGCGTATTGGTCGTTGATAAGCGGCGACTTGATGACGTTTACATCCGGGTCGAGGAACTCCATCCAGTAGGACGCCGGGATATGGGTCTTGTCTGGATACGACAGCGGGATGCGGAATACCGACTTAACGGCAGAACTGGACCCCGTATAAAGCAAGGTAGGGGTCCGCATACCCTGTAAGGCACCCGAATAGAGCCAGGTGTTTTGGGCGAGCGCAGCGTTGTTATCCGGCAGAAGGCGATCATCTTCTGCCGGAACCATGCCCCCAAAAACCTGGATATTCGTCGCAACCATCGGGGATGATTACCCGGCGGTCTGGTCGATGACCGGCGTGATGCGGTAGCGCTGGATGACTGCGACGCCAACCGCCATCTCCGCACGGGTCTGGTCGGACAGGAACCCGAACTGCTGGCCAACGGTCACCAGTTCCGCGTCAACCACGGTGGTTACGGGGGTGGTTACGGGGGTGGTTACGGGGGGAGTCACGGGAGCGTTATCAGCGTTAGGATCAATGGTAGGCATTGGGTTTTTCCTTGGTCTTGCCATGTTTAGTGTGTTTCACTTCACCAGTTGTAGCTGCGGGCTTAGCGCCTGAATCCTTCCTGCTGGACCCACCCTGAGTGACCCCGACCGCAGGGTTTTTACCTGCGTGGGTAAGCGTGTCTTTCAGGTTGGCAAACCGCCAACAAAACGGAAGGAAGCCTTTGGCGCTGGCCAACAGGTTACTTCCGGCCCTTGCCGAAGGCGGCCATGCCTTTCTTGTCGGCCTTCTTGTCGGCCTTCTTGTCGGCCTTCTTGTCGGCCTTCTTGTCGGCCTTCTTGTCCGCGCTGGACTTCTCCCAGGCGGCCATATTCATCTTCTTAGCCATTGCTATCTCCAGCAGTTGGTTCGGGCAGAGTGAGAAAAAGGTCACGTTCTCTCTTTCGGCGGGTGGTCAGCCCGTTCAACACGACAAACTCGCCGTTCACATGCGCCTTGTTCCAAAGCGCGAACTGACCGGACGCACCCTTGAAGTCCCCGGCATTGAGCATCCGCAGGAGCGTGGATATGGCGAGAGCGTTTGGGCCGAAGTTGTACACAAACGACACCAACGCAGAGTACTGGTTGTCGTTGATGGGGATGCTCACGAGTCGCTCGACCGCCGTTCCAGCGCTCATAAGATCCCGCGTCAGCAGGTTCTCGGCAGCTTCGATTGTGATGGTCAGGTCGCCATGTACGTCGGGTCCGGTGTGACCCCAGCCAATGGTCCACTTGCCCGCCGGGCACAGATACGCCCTCAGGCGCAGGCTCTCGGCGTCTTTGATGATCTGCTTACCTGCGTCGGCAACTTTATTCACTTTGAATTTCCGAATTTGGTCCAGATGACGCCAGCGATCACGGCAAGCACCCCCATCGTGACCCAGCTGGCTACGGCGTGGCTGACGGACTTTTTGAGGGATCGCCAAGACTCGACCAACGTTCTCAGGTCATTGATGTCTTTGCTGGCGTCTGCGTCATGTAGTCCCAGGCTTTCCAGGGCTCGCTTCGCACCGCGCTCAGCCGCGTCGTCCAGCATTTTCTGCAACATCACCACGGAGGTCGGGATCATCTCTGAGTCTTCCAACTACCGATCCTCCGCAGGCTTGCTTGCGAACAACAGCCGGTTGGTGCCTTGGCTCCCGAAGCTGTCCCCGAAGTAGTACATGATCATCGCGGTCCAGGCGGACCCGAGCGCCCCCAACATGATGTCCAAAGCGCTCTTGTTCTCGGCGGGAAAGCCATGGAAACAAGCCGCCGAAAGCATCCCAAAGAACCCGACCGTCAGGGCAAACGCGAGATACTTAGGTGTGCTGTCTTTGACCTCGACCTCGCGACCTCGGGCGTTGGCCCGGTCGCCATACGCAAGCTTGGCATCGTCGATGTCGAGGGTCCGCATTTGGACCTTGAAGTCGTTGTCAGCCTTTTTGAGCGCGAGTAGCTGGTCTGTGCTGGCATTGGCGACGGCGGACGCTACCTGCTCAGGCGGCGTATCCGGTGCCAGGTTAAGCGCCTTGATGATGGCGGTGGTTGCTGCGCCAGCAAACGGGCCACCAATGATACTGGCTATGCTGGGAGCGACCCCCGCAAGCACCTTCTCGGCATCAGCCCAAAAATCGTCCATCTCGTGCCCTCTGAGCTATGGGGTTCGGATGGTGATGACGACGGTATCCTGCTTCACCTGACCGGCGGATGTCGTCATGGTCACCGTGATCGTGTAGGTCGAAGCGAGAACACCCAGCGACGCGTAGAAGATCGCGGTTGTCGAAGTTGTCGATGAAGCGTCCACCACGAGCCCGCCAGTCTCAACCGGCGACACGCTGTATGTAGCTGACGCGACCGTCTCCAACGTATCCAGCCAATTGGAGTAGTCGATGGTGTAGCGCTTGCGCTCGGAGGAGGACTTGATGAACTTTCCCAGGCTCATTGCACCCTCTTACGGCTACTCACTTGCATAACCCGGTCTTCAAAGAGCTCACCCAGCAAGGTGCTGGATTGTGGGACGATCAAGATCCTGTTCTCAGGATCTAATATAAGCACATTCTCTCCCCATGGGACATAGATAAACTCACTATCCCCAACAATAAACGACGACTTCCACAAATATACCGGCGACGGTACCTGTGTATAACTTCCCTGCAACGCTTGGATCACACGTCGGGCGGCGATGTTGGCGGCGTTGCCACTCGTTATGACCGACCCTTTATTACCTACGAGGGTAAAACGGCGGCTCAGGAGAGTAGTCGATGGTGTTATGGTGAACGCCCGTGTCGCCAGGGTGAGCTTGCGGCTGGCCGTCAGAAGTGTCGTGCCTGGAACCTCAGTGTAAGACCCAGCGGCCGCAGCCATCTTGCGGGCGCGCACGAAAGTTCCGGCGTTACCTGTCTGGGTAAATGCGCCTGTGGCCAGATTGAATGTACGGACAACGTTTGCGACCCCCGACGCCGAGGCGGTGGGTTTAGCCAGTGTCGCAGCAAGCGTGCCCCGGACGCCTACTCTGCCAGTGATCGCAGCAGTAGGTTTGGCGAGCGTCGCAGAAAGCGTGCCGGTGGCCCCTGCCTTACCCGCGACCGAGGCGGTGGGCTTATCCAGTGTGGCAGCCAGCGTGCCCCGGACGCCTACTTTACCAGTGATCGCAGCAGTAGGTTTGGCGAGCGTTGCGGCAAGTGTGCCAGTGACGCCTACAGTGCCCGTAAACGAGGCCGTGGGGTTGGCAAGCGTTGCAGCAGCCGTGCCGGTGACGCCGCCGACAGAAGCGACCGCACTGATAGTCCGGCGGCGTGGGTAGACCACGCCCGCAAAAGGCTCTTGGTAGAGCCGAGTTACCTCCGATTGCGACAGCGCACGGTTGTAGATTCGGACGTTATCTATCGACCCGGTAAAGTTGTTGCCGGTGTTTGCGTTGTATTGGCCCCCTAACGTGACCGTGCTGGAAACCGTGGGGAGAGCGGTAGCTGTGCGAGTGCCTGCCAACCATCCGTTTCTATAAAGGCTCTGCAGTTTCGCTGAGTTGGTAGACCCAACAACAAAGACTCTCTGCCCCGCGCTTATCGCGGAAATCGTGGGCTGGAGGTCGTCGCTAGAGTGGCCCCAACACAAATTGTTGTTATAAATATACGTGATATATTCAACATCGGCCGTTGCGGCCCCACCGAGAGCAACCATAATCGAGGACAACGTCGGCATTGTGTCGATCGTAATCCAGCAGGCGATGGTGCAAGGGCCGCCGGTGACGGCTTTGACCAGCGCGCCACTCGCGATTTGCGTTGCGTTAGTGAATTTAAGCCCGCGACCGTGCGCGCCACCGGGACCGTTCAGGCGAGACGTGTAGCCCGACGACAGCGTTAGGTTTTGCGCCGGATTTACCGCGCAGCGAACTTTTAAACCCCCCGGCTCGTTGCAGGGGTAGTAAGCAACCAACCCCTTATTGACTGAGTCCCCCCAATTAAGTTGGGGGTTTTCGGGGGTCGTAAGGAGTCGGAGCGTCCGACGATACGGCATGGCCTACCGGCCTATTGGTTCGTAAAGGTGATGCCCGTGAAGGACGCGCTACCCGTGGAGGCATCCAAAGCTTGTCCCGTGTAGTTCTGGATGACAAAGCCCCATTTGCGCGGCACCACGCCGCCGAACATCTGCGCGACGGACCAGACGCCACGATAGGTGGTGGAGATGGCCGGGCATGTGATGGTGTAAGGTCCTTTAAGGTTGGTGGGGCTGTCTAACGTTACCGCTGCGTTTGTGCCGACGTTTTCGGCCGAGGACGCGTTATAGGTGCTGCCGTCTTCCGATCCATAAACGTAGACGTAGCAGGACTTGTCGTTCGCCAGTGTGGACGAGGACGTTTTGACCGTCACCGTCAGCAGCGCGTCGTCGTAGAGCGTGGTGGAATTGTCGATCACCGCGCACCCACGGCCAGCTGTCGCGGACGATGCCAGGCTCGTGATCGTGCAGGTGATCGCCGTCGTTGAGCCATAGGAAACGTTGTCAGTTGTCAGGGTCATTGCGCGAGCGCCCCCGTGATGTCAGCCGCCGAGATTTGGTTCGGCGCGTTGTCCACACCCATGAACACCTCCATCACCCGAGCATTGTATTCGGTAATCGGCGGCGCTGGGATCTTCATGACCTGCGCTTTGACCGCCTGCACAGAGGCGTTGGACAGCACGCCCGCACTCTCGAGCGCCGCCATGCTGGCCTGCAAGGACTCCCAGGTGGACCCATCCGAAGTTGGGATGCTGGTCCACTTGTTCACCATCAGCATCAGGGACCATGCCGCCGATATGGCCGCATCGTTCGGCCCGCCAGTCGGCGCGGTGTTCGCAAGCTGGGAGATCTTGAACGCCTCGCCCGTGGGGACGATGATCGTTTCCAGCGTCGCGATACTGAGGTCCATTGGGACGGCGGGCGGCGGCTGGCCAGTGACCGTATAGGGCGTATTGATCAAGGCGACTTGCTGATCGACGGACTGACCCGCATAGCCACGCGCAGCCGGATCGCTTGTGAGTTCCGCCTTCAACAGCTGAAGCATGGCTGGGGTCATATCCGTCATCGAATTAGGCCTCTTGAATGGTCGCGCTGGTGATGCTGACCGGCGATCCGTTGGCGATGCTGACCGTGTTCAGGTTCACCGAAGCACCCGAGGTGCCAACATCGAGGTCCACCGTGCCAGCGCCACCCGCGCCCTGTGCCGCAGAGCGGACCCGCGCATATCCGGCGGTGAGCGTTCCCGCACCCGTGGCATTGGTGGTGGTGATCGCGTTGAAGGTGAACAGCGCCGGGCTTGCAGCGGTCCCCGAGCCGGATACCACGCCAGCGGTGGCCGACAGCGGCAACGACACAATCAGCGTGCCGGTCGCGGTCGTGCCCGTGTCAGTCGGCGCGGAGCCCGTGTAGATGTCCATGAACCCCGACGCGCCGATGGCGGTCAGAATGGCGTTGAGGCGTGTGACCTTCAACGAGCCGAGTAGATTGATTGTCGCCATGTATTACTCCTGTTTGGTATGCCCGGTGGCGCAGGCTTTGGCGGCTTAGGTCTTGGCGGCTTAGGTCTTGGCGGCTTCGAGGGTAGTTACCCGCGAGGTAAGTGCCTCAATCTTGGAAACCGCTTCCAGCAGCGCCGCCGTCAAAAGAGGTATGGCCTTGCTGAGATCTACCTGCTGGTAGACAGGGTTGCCTTCCGCATCGACGCCGTCTTTGGCCCCCGTAACCGCTTCCGGCACAACCAGCGCCAGTTCATGCGCCAGGAAACCATCAACCGTGCCGATCTCAGGAATGCCGATCCATGTGTGTTGGATGGGCTTCGCCAGTTTCAAACGATTGATTGCCCCGGTCAGAGGCGTGACGTTTTCTTTGCGTCGGTAATCCGACCCCGTGTTGTAGGACACCGACGCGCTGTTCGTCGTGACGGTGGCAATGCCCCCACCCTGATAGCCGAACAAGATCAGGCTTTGGTCGATCCGATCGACGCCTGTAAATATGGAAGTCCCTGCCGCCGTCTCGTGGGTCTTGAAAACCGCCGCATAGCCGCCGCCAGAACCATATTTATCAATGTTCATGACCGTCCCAGAAGACGAGCTTTGATAAAAATAGTTTGCGGTCAGCGAGCCCGAAAAATTTCCCGCAGCCGCCACCAGGTTTCCAGTTACGTAGAAATTTCCGCTGTTGTCGGTGGTCCATCTAGTGCCCGAGGAACTATCATCCCACAAACCGAAAATGCCGGTCGAGGCCTGTAGGAACAGATGTACTTTACGATTAGCGTTCCAGAACACCACGTCCTTTTCAGTGTCGTCGCCTGTGCCAACCGTGATCGTCGTGCCCGCACTAAGGGTCGTGCTGCCCGAAACCGAACCCGTAAATGTCCAAGCGCCCGTGCTCGTATTATACGCCAAGGGCAGTTCTTGGACGGCACCGGACCCGGAGGTGTCCCTACCCAAGATCTTCCCAGCCGCCATTGTGATGGTGTGGGACGCGTTCCAGTTGGACGGCTGGACCATCGTCGTGTCCGTGCCATCGGATTTACCGGATACGAACGGGTGGGTAATCGCGATAGTCATTGTGCTGGACCCCCGTTACCTGCTTAGGTAACCGTGAAAATGCCGTTGGTGCCGTCGAAGGTGACCGCCAGGGATTCGGTGGTGTTCAGCGAGATTGCCGATCCGTAGTCCCACCACGAGATCAGCGGGTTTGCGGAAGTCGTCGCGTTGTAGAGCACGGCATACCGAAAGGGTCCGATGGACCCACCAGAGGCGGTGAACGTGACATTGGTCCCGGTCACCTTGCCAACGCCGCCAGACGTGGAGTCCGTGATGGTCGTCGCGGTGCCGCCAGCCGTGTAGCCATTCCCAGCCGTAATCTCCGTGAGATCGGCCTTGACCGCGTTGGTCGCCACGGGGGCGGTATTGGTCAGCATCACGTTGAAGGTGTGCGCCGAGAAGTTATGCTTCGCGTCAAGCAGGTCTTTGGTGAACTGGTTGAACTTGTTGTACGTCGCCATAGCGAGCTATTCCTTTACCGTCGGCGCGAGCGGTTGAAGCTGGATGGGAAAGACCAGGCCTGCGCCCGGTAGACGTTGGCGTGCTGGGCTTCGACTTTGGCTTGCGAGATCGCCCCCTGGAACCTCTTCAAGTGGTAGATCGCCAGCTGTTGGTTCGAATACGGCTTCGCCAACTGCGACATCATCCGACCCAGAACACCGTCGAGAAGGTCATTCCCGTATTTGTTCAAAATCCAAGCGGGAAATTCCGGGTACCCGTCGCGCGTAATCGGGTCCGTCACCGTCAAACCAACGGTTGCCGTCCAGGTATCCGCAATCGCGGGTGCTACAAGAAGATCTATCGTTCCCGGCGTGGACATGCCCGCGCCCTGCGGGTAACCGTTCGAGTCCACCAAATAAAGCAGCCGGTTGATAACGCCCATCGTCGGTGTGATGTCGTACGAAGTGATCGTCGAGACGACGGGAACCGTGATGTCCTCTTTCCAGCAATTCGAGTTCTGGAAGAACTCATTCATCACCGAGAAGAGTTCATACTGGATGGCCGTGTCCAATGCCCCCGGAAGCCGGATGCGGGCATTGTCCATAAGGCGGTTCATGTCCAGGCTGGCCATGCGTGCCCCGCTACGACTGGATAGTTAGGAGTTGCGAGACGAACTTGTTCAGGAACACCGCCGAGCGGGCATCCTGAGTGTTTTCCTCGTCGCGTAGCTGGGCCTGACCGCAGACGTAATAGAGAAGCGCCACCCGGTACTGCGGATCATAGGTCACCGAAGCCGCCGTGCTGGTCGGGTCGTAGGTTGGGATCGACGTGCGAAACGTTGAAGCGACGAGATCAGGCCGCAGTCGGCGTGTCTCAAGCAGGCCCATATTCAGGGCTTGGACAAGCTCGGCGTCAGAATAGCGATACGCCCCTGAATACGTATCTTGCAGGAGCGTACGAGCGCCGTTGATGTAGTCCTGGACCGTATCAAGAGCCATCGGTTACCTCGGCAGGTAACAGCCCCCCAGCTTTCACCGGGGGGCCATTGTTCAGCCTGGTTAGGCAGCCTTCGTGACGATGGCCTGCACCAGAGCGCGGTCGTCCAGGATCTGGTAGCCATAGACCTGGAGGCCACGGAGCACGGTGCCGAAAGTCAGCTCGGAACGCAGGGTTTCCACCTTCGAGATCTGCGAGGCGAAAGTCAGCGCGTGAGCGTGACCCGCGTAGACCACGAACTCGCCAGAGGCGAGAGCCTGCGAGCCGTCCACACCGATGGACGAAGTCGCGCCCTTCGGCAGCAGGTTGCTGGTGTAGATCGTGAAGCGGTCGATCATACCCAGGCGGCCATTGCGCAGCACGGAGACGCTGTCGCCCGTCAAATAGGCCTGACGGAGATCAGAGAACTTCAGCTGCGCCGCAGCCCACACCGGCAACACCACCCAACGGCCAGTCTCCGGGATGTTCTGCTCATCCAGGACGGTGCCCAGACGGATCAGAAGATCCAGGATTTCCACCTGACCCGTGGTCGGGCTGCGCGGAACCAGCGCCAGCGGGCCGGTGCTGGTGACACCGAGGTTGATGCTGCTGGTGATGTTCCCGGCGGTCGTGCCCTTGTTCTTGGTGTTCGCGCTACCAAGCAGGGTCGAGAGGACGTCGGTATCAACAGCGATCTTCAGCTGCTCGGCTGCGTCGTCGGACCAGATCGACATCGCGTTCAGGTCGGACTGAACGTCCATCACATCGTCGAGGACAGTGTTAAAGTACTTGCCCTTGTTGATGTAGAGCTCGACGTTCGAACCCTCGGGACGCTGCAACGCCAGCGTCGCGTCGGCGCTGTAGTTGTTGATGGTGATGGTCGGCTTCGTGCGGATCTTCACACGGTCGCCCTGGTTCTTGATCTCACCCTCGTAGTCGGTGTTGGAGATCGCGGCCAGAACGGTGGAAGCGTAGAACTTCTCCACGAGCTTGCCCGACCAAATCTCCGGGATGAAACCATTCGCCTGGAAGGCGTTGGCGGAGACGGTACCGGCACCAAGGCCGGAAGCGGGGAACGGAGAACCAGCAAGCGGATAGGCGGTACCCGAAATCTGCGTCATTTGTGACTAAAACCTGAACGAGAGGTTAACTGCGAATGAGCCCCTCTCGATGCGCGTCGAAAATAGACTGTTCGATGCGTGCCTTTTCGGCGTCCCGACCACGGAATTTTCCCATCCGTACGTCGCCGTAGAAGGCTTCGATCTGGGCTCGCGACCACTGGGGCTTCTCTGTGGGGGCATCCGCCGCCGCAGTCTTCGCTCTGCTGGGTGCCGCTAGACTCTCCAGCGGGATCTGAGCCTTACGCGGCTTAGGATCCGGCTGGCTCGCTACGGGAGCCACAGCAGCCTCTTCAGTAAGGAAGCCACTGAAGAAGGCCGCGACACGAGGAGCATTGTTCTGCTCGTACGCGTCCTTCAACATAGTATGCCTAATAACACCAGAATAAGGGTCTGGCAAGGACAACCAATCAATAAAGTTCTTATTCTCATTTAGTTCACGCCACTGGGGCATGTTCTGGTCAAGACTTTCCAGCATCCGGGTTCTATTGTCGGCAACTACGTGACCAGTAACGCCGGTCAACTTGGCCTGTAGATCCGCCAGCTTATTACGCAGATCCGCCACTTCCGGCAGGACTTCTTCTTTCGCGCGCTTGCCGACTACCGACAGGAACTCTTGCCCGTACTCGTTCTCTTCTTCCGGGGTCAGGAACTTGGTGGACGCGCTCGAACCACTGAAGGGAGCCTTGGCCTGGCTCTGCTCCTGGAGAGTCGCAACCATGTTCTGGAGGTTTGCGACCTGCTCCGAAAGTATAGCCACCTGGGAGTTGGCGCGGTCAAACCGCCCCTTCATGGAGTTATACTTGTGCTCCCAGGTGCTATCGTTACCTGTCTGGGTAACCGACTCCTTGGGTTCCGGCTTGGAATCCTGGGTCGGGGTCGGGGTCTGGGTCTGACCCTGGTCGTTCTGGAAACTACGAGCGTCTAGCTCCGCAGGAATAGATTCCTGCGTGTTCTCCGTGGTGGGTTCGGCCTGGACCTCAGTTGTGGGTTTGGTATCGGCTTTGCCGTAGGCGGCATTGTGAACGAGGGTTGCTCGCTCAGAAGCAGCGCGTACAGCCGCCGGGATATGGACGTTGGCATCGTCAATCGGGGTAGTTTGGGTCATGTGTTTCCTTCAGCGGAGGGCGCGGCTGTTAGCGGCGTGCTCGGCTATTTCCGGGATTCCAGCTTGGCGGCGGTCGATGCGGCCCCATGCAGGATGGTCATCAGGTGACGAAGGGCTTGTGCCCGGCCCTGAAAGACTTGGAGGTGCTCAATTGTCGTGGTTACGACAGCGTCTTTGGACGCTTCGGAATAGGCCCCGAGTTCGGCCAGAAAGGCTTGCCAATACTCGGGGGCTATCCTCGAAAGCGCTGCGGCTTTGATAGACAATTGGTCGGTTGGCAGGGCCACTACATACCCTTGGACATGGTGAACATGTTCAAGCCAAGCGAACCCAAGCCATTGGCATCAGCCGGGGTCTGCTTGGCATAGTTGTTCATCGACCGCTGAGCGGGGTCGCCCTTGGTGATGGTCGCCATGCTGTGACGCGTGGGGAGCATCTCGTGGGCGATCTGCTTGGCAGGCTTCCCCATCGCGTCAGCAGCTTTGGTGTTGGGCTTCAAAGCCATTACTTCGAAACCCAAGCCGTGCTCGAGAAGCAGAAGTAGATACCCACGCTCGAGTTAGCCAACGAAGACGAACTGTTCGACACGCCGTTCATGGTCGAACCGCTCGGGCAGAACACGTTGATCGAGTTGCCACCGTTGTTGATCACAGCGATCTGCAAGCCAGGGGCAGACGCCGGAAGAACAACCGAAGCGCCCGCTGCACCCGCCGTGGTCACCTGGTTCATCATCGCGGTGAGCGGCGTGGCGTTCGCCTGACCACCCGCCGAATACGCCGTCAGGCCCATGGTATAGGACTGCGTCTCCAAGCTGCCAGCAAAGCCGGTGCCCAGATTGGCGGCGTACCACGCGCCAGCGGTGTAGCAGGTGTAGATGACGATGGAGTTCACCATCTGCGACACGCCTGTCCCGTAGGCGACGCCGTTGATGGTGTCGGTGCCAGAGCCGAACACCTGCATCGGGTTTGCACCCGAATTATCGACGACGATGGTCAGTCCGGGAGCGCTGGCCGGAAGCAACACGCTCGCATTGGCGGCGGCAACCGTGGAGACGCGGTTCATCTCGTAGGGGAGCGGGGTTGCGTTCGCCTGACCGCCAGACGCGTACGCGGTAAGGCCGTCCTGGGCGCTTTCGTAGAACAGGCCGTTCAGCGTGATCGTGGTGAAAGCCGGGTTCTGCAAATTCCCAGCGATGTCGCTGGGGTCAAGGTAACGACGAGGCAGTAGAGCCATGGATGATTACTCCTGGAATTGGTTGAGGATTAGCCCTTGCCGCTGGTCGTGCCGGGGACGGCCGTGTTGGCGGATTGCGGGCCGAACATCTTCGTGCTGCCGCCCTTGGCGAACTTGCCGCCGTCGCCACTCTTGCCGAACGCAACATCGGGTGCGGACGGGCCTGCGGCCTGTTTGCCGAACATCTTGCCCGAGCCGCCCTTGGCGAACTTGCCGCCGTCGCCGCCCATCCCAATCGAAACACCCGGCGAAGACGGACCGGCGTGCTGCGGGCCGAACATCTTCGTGGTACCGCCCTTGGCGAATACCTTCTGGGTAACCTTGTCTTTGTTGGCTGACACTTTCATCGACCCCTTAGTAAGTTTTGCAAGAAAGCTGTTTGCTCTTGCCCACCATTCCGCCCTTCTTGAATGCAGGCATCGACGGGGCGGTCGGCGTCGAAGCAGATGGGTTCATCGACGGAATGGTGTCCGTCAGAGATCGCGCACTCGCGGGTGCCGGGGTAACGCTCTTGGGGCGGGGATGCAGGCCTTCGGTGTCGCCCATGTTCATGCCCGCGCCACGCTGCATCCGAACCTGCGGCACGCTTTTGCTGATGCGGTCAGTCCGCGTCAGCTTGCCTTGGTTCATTGGTTTCAAAGGGACGATGGCCATCACGGGCCTCCTGCAATGCGGGTGCGTGGACCCATGTCCTGTGTGACCGGGCTGGACTGCTGACCGCCTTGCGCCTGGGCCGCGTTGTCACCCATGCCGCCATGCCCCGGCATACCCTGGGACTGGGCGACCATCGCGGCTTGCTTCTGCTGAGCGGCAATCTCGTCGGCGCTGGGCACAATCTCTTCGCCGGGCATACCCAACGTGGAGGCAACCGAGCGCAAAACCGTGGCGCGACCCTTGGGACCGACGATCTGCATGTCGATGGGGTTTGCGGTGGCCTGCAAGAACTCCATCTGGCGGGCTCGCTGGGTTTCCTTCTGCATGGCAACCGCCACGCCGAGCACCCGGATGTTCTCTTCCCCGGTGAGCATACCCGTCTCATCGGTAAGCATGATCATGTCGAACAGCGCCAAAAGCAGTTGCTCGAGCACGTCACGGTCAATGTTGGCGGCTACCGTCTGGAGGATCTTGGAGGCGTTGCCCATAAGCATCGCCAAGCCACTCGCGGTGCGCCCTGCCCCACCAGCGGTGTTACCCGACAGGTATTTCGGAATGCCCGAGAGCTCGTCGGCCATCTCGATGAACTGACCATACACCGTGAGCAGTTCTTGAGCGTTGGACGCGGGCTGAAAGAAACTGATCGGAACCTGGGAGTTGTTCCCCATCGGATCGGTCTGGACGTGCCAGCGCTTCCACGGATAAAGCTGCTCGCCGTCTTCATCGGGCGACAGGCGGTCATCGTTGACCACCACCTGCGGACCCGAACTGATCGAAAGATTATTGATCAACGCGCGCAGCGTCGCGTTGGATGCTTCCTGAATGTCGTTCAGGATATCCGGCAAGCCGTTACCAACGACGGTGCCAGGCACCTTCTCGAACGACGTGACAAAATAAGGATGGCGGCGGCGCGGGCTCGGAGACAGCTGGACCTTGATCACGTACTGACCGATGAGCCACGTCTCGACGTAGTAGTCGCGCATGTCGTCTTTGATCTGAGCGGGGTCCATGCCCTGCTCGATCAACATGCGGCCCTGGACGTTGCCCGTGAACTTCAGGCAGGTGATCAGGCCGGATTGGTTTAGGTGCGGGTTCTCACGGCTCTCTTGCGTGGCCCGCTCGGTGTCCGTCTGGTCCCAGTCCTGGACCAACCCACCACGGCCATAGAGATCCAATACCTCGCGGATGGCATTCTGGTCGTAACCGGGCAAATCCAAGAGGTCGTTCAAGTCGGCGCGCGTCAGTCGCGTGCGCTCGATGACGTCGGCGTCTTCGATGGCGGACACACCGGGCGTCCACCAAATATCGAAGGGCGACACCCGGCTCCAGAACAAGCGAGGTTTTTGCGTGACGACGGGCTTGTTACCTTCCCAGGTAACTTCCGGGACGATACGGACTTCCGGCCCTTTGATGCACGCAAACGGGAACAGTGGCAGGTCCACAAGGAACTCAGCCAGCGCCTTATAGAACCCGCCATCCTTGAGGATCTGGTCGATCCGGTCGCCAGCGATGGCGGCTTGGTCGGCGGCTTTCTTCTTGGCGGCCTGACGCGCAGCCTCCTTAAGCTGAAGCATCCGGTCGTTGGTCTGGTCGGGATCGGCGGGCTGACCGCTGGCCTGAAGGCTTGCACCCTCGGCCTCTACAAGTTGATCTATCGAGTCCAGGACATCTTGGGGTATCTGTGGGTCGTCCGGGGGCTGCAAGCTCCAAGGACGCTCGGGCGACAAGTATACATCGCGTAAAAGCGAGAACGCGCCCCGGCATTTCATGGCAATGACGCGGGCGTATACTTCAGAACCGCCGAATTTACGGATTTCAGCGATCTTCGAGGCGTCGTATTGGCCATTAAAGGCCCGCATCGCACTCAGTAGCCGCTCGGACCAGCCTGCCGCGTTGTTATTGCGGTGGCGCTTCATGATGTCGAACTGGTGGCGGACATAAGCAGCCAGACCCGACAGCTCAGTATTGGAGCTCGCGTCTTCAGCGGCGGCGCGAGCCTCGTCCTGTGCTTTCAGCGCAATACTTAGCTGTTCTGGCCCAACAACGCGAAGAATCGCGCCGTTTTGCTTATCCATCCAGTCGGCTCCCATCGAGCACTCGACGTGCGGGAGCTTAATACAGTATAAAATAAGAGAAAGGCAACCCGTTTTCTAGAATAGGACCAATAGTTGTCCGATCTTCCGGCGATCATCTCCCCTATAAACGATGATAGACTTGTCATTTTGGCCCGAGAAATAGCCAAAGACATGCACCCCCTCGAAACTATACTTGAAGTGAACAAAATCGGGGTTGACCAGTGGGAAACCATACAAAACAACCCCCGGTTTCAACGTTTGTTGGAGTCCGAAATCGCGGATTGGAACTCCGCAAGCAACGCTTCCGAGCGTGTGCGGCTGAAATCCATTCACTTCGTTGAGGAGGTGCTTCCAGAGTTCTACGCGCGGGCCAATGACCCCCGTGAAAGCCTCGCCGCCAAGACCGAGGTACTTAAGACAGTCGCTCGATTTGCCGGAATTGGATCTTCCGGTGGTGAAATCGGCGGTGCGGGCGAAAAATTTACCGTCACGATCAATCTGGGCGCGGATAAATCCCTCAAGATCGAGAAGACAGTTACCCCGCAGGTAATTGAAGGCCACGCGGAGGCCGTCGATGCCAGCAATTAACTATACGGCACCGCCAACCTGCGCGAGATTCATGCGCTCGGAAGCGTTTGGGCGACTGATCGCGGGTCCGGTGGGCTCGGGTAAGACAACGGCGTGTTTGTTTGAGCTCTTCCGGCGAGCGTGCGAGCAGGCCCCTGCCCCGGATGGGTACCGCTACACGCGCTTCGCCATCGTTCGCCAAACCCTCAAGCAGCTAAAGGATACGGTTCTCAAGGATATCGTGAGTTGGCTGGCCGGGATCGCGGAGTACAAGGTTTCCGACAACACGATCTACATCACCATCGGGGACGTGCGCTCGGAATGGCTGCTCATTCCACTCGATAACCCTGAGGACCAACGACGTCTGCTGTCCATGCAGCTAACGGGCGGGTGGCTCAGCGAGGCCATCGAGATGGACGTGAACATTATCTCCCCGCTGGCTGGACGATGCGGGCGTTACCCGTCTGCGGCACAAGGCGGCTGCACCTGGTTCGGGCTTATTGCCGACACCAACCTCCCCTCCGAGGGCACGCCCTGGCATAAATTCATGGATGTGGAGACACCGCCCGACTGGCAGGTGCTCATCCAGCCGTCAGGGATGTCCGAGGACGCCGAGAACCTTGAGTGGCTGACACAGACACCCGAGACACTCAAGCTGCCCGTCACGGACCAACGTCGGCGTGCCCAAGGGCGCACTTATTATGAGCGCTTCATCCGGTCCAACAGCGAGGACTGGTGCAAGCGGTATGTGTATGCCCAGTACGGCGACGACCCATCCGGCACGGCGGTCTTCCGGGAAAGCTTCAAGGCAAGCTTCCATGTCGTGGATGAAGTACTCCCCGCCTACGGTATGCCCATCATCGTTGGGCTCGACTTTGGGCGTGACCCTTGTGCGGTCATCACGCAGGTAGACCACAAGGGAAGGTTCCTCATCCTCGAGGAGATCCTTGCCGAAGACATCGGCCTCGAGCTCCAGCTACAGCGAGCGATCAAGCCCGCGCTGCTGCAAGAGCGTTATATGGGTCGGCCCATCGTCATCGTGGGCGATCCTGCGGGCACCAGCCGGTCCACACACTATGAAGAGACCTCGTTCGACCTCGTGAAGCGTGCGGGCTTCTCCGCGTACCCAGCGCCCACCAACGAGATCGACAAGCGCCTGCGCGCCGTGGAGGCTTACCTGCTGGCACAGCGCGATGGTGGACCCGCGATGCTCATTGACCGCCAGCGTTGCCCGACCATCGTGCGGGCGCTCAACGGCGGGTATCGCTACGCCAAGACGCGCAACGGCATCCGCAAGGCGGTACCCGATAAGAACGAGTACTCACACATTGCGGATGCCCTTCAGTACGCGGCAGTCGCGGCGCATGGCGGTATGTCGGGGATGTTGTCGTCCCGCCTGCAACGCGGGAAGCGTCAGCACGGTCGCCCGATGGTTACCGCTGGTGGGTGGACTTGAAATATAGGTGTAAGGTTTATAGATAGGGCCGTCTAGTATTACCTATCACGGGAGGGTAAATGACGAGCTATCATTACAAATCTTACGTTCACGCTTCTGAATCTGGCGGGCGTGCGTCAAACAAATACGAAATCAAAGAATGGGGGGTAGACTCAACCTATCGCCTGACTCCCCAGAAGATAGATCTCCCCCCACTCCCTAAGAGCGAGCCTCCTAAACCCAAGCCCGAACACGAGCCCTACTCAATCGACTACCACGGGCTCGTGTTCTTGTGGCGTTGGAACGAATTTTATGCAGAGTTTGAACGCTATGAAGGGGGCAAGCCCTCTTGGTTTACGTGCGTTATGCGGGATCAGTGAAACGCCTCTTCCCACGTCCCCAGTGTGGACGCCTTGGAATACTCGGTGGAGCGGTTCTCGAAGAAGTTCGTGTGCTCCACCGCGTTCAGCATCTCATCCAGCCACGGCAGCGGGTTCTTCTCGACGTTGTAGAGCTCGTCGATACCTAGCTGGGTAAGCCTGCGATCCGCGATATAGCGGATGTAGGTCTTCACCTCGGCGGAGGTAAGCCCCTCGATGTCCCCCTGCTCAAACGCGAGGTCCACGAACGCGTCCTCGTGATCCACGATGGTTCCGCAAATATGCTGGATCTCGTTGACCAGCTTGGGCGTCCAGAGCTCGGGGTTCTCCTGGATGAACGTCCGAAAGAGCTTGATGATCGAGTTGCAGTGCAGGGTTTCATCCCGCACCGACCAACTGACGATCTGCCCCATCCCCTTCATCTTACCGAACCGGGGAAAGTTCATCAGGATCGCGAACGACGCGAACAGCTGCAAACCCTCGGTGAATGCCCCGAACGCCGCCAGCGTCTTGGCGATCTCATGCTTGGACTTCACGTTGAAGCTTTGCATGTAGTCGAACTTGTCCTTCATCGCCTTGTATTTGAGAAACGCGGCGTACTCGGCCTCGGGGATTCCGATGGTGTCGAGCAGGTAGCTATACGCCGCCACATGGACCGTCTCGATGTTCGAGAAGGCCGACAGCATCATCAGCACCTCGGTCGGTTTGAAGACCTGGCTGTAGTGCTTCATGTAGCAGTTGTTCACCTCGACGTCGGCCTGGGTGAAGAACCGGAAGATCTGGGTGAGTAGGTTGCGCTCGCCATTGGTGAGGTTAACCGACCAATCCTTCACGTCTTCAGCGAGAGGGACTTCCTCGGGCAACCAATGCACCCGCTGCTGGGTGAGCCACGCCTCATAGGCCCACTCGTACCGGAAGGGCTTGTAGACGGGGTTCTCGGTCAGCAGGTCGATCTTAACGGGTTGTTCCTCGGGTGCGGGCGAGGGCGCGGGTTGGGTTTCGGGCCGATCCAAAACGTCACTCACCGGCAGGCACTCCCAACTCAGACTTCGTAAACCCAACCATGTGCTTCCCCAGGTCCAGGAGCTCACCAAGAGTATAGGCGTCGGGGTCCATGTCCGTGGGAGCCACACAGGGCACGAACACAAAGCAGGTCGAGCACCCGTGGTGCATGGTGACCTCGTACCCGTGGGGGGAGGATTGGTACTCGACCTCGGTTACCCAGTCAGGTAACGCGTCCACCCAGCAAGGCCGCGCCATCCCGTAGCCCTTCCATAGTGTTATGGTGGACATCAGCATGTTGCCCCAACCGATTCCGAGCGCTTGGTGAAGACCAACTGCTCCTCGATCCAGGCGTCCACGTCTTTCTGCCGGTAATAGGCTCGCTTCCCCAACCGCAGATAATCCGGGCCTTTGCCCATTCGCCGCCATTCACGAAGGGTCGTGGGCAGGATGTTAAGCATCCTTGCCAAGTCTTCAGATGCAATAAGTCCCAACGTCTTCCGTGCAGGCGTGTCATTTTCTAAAGGAGGTATCATCGTTGTGGTGGTCTTCCCCAGTTTCTACCGATTTGGCGTCAGTCGAACGGTGCTGAGCTCGGATATAATATAAGTGTCACTAGGCTAGACAACACGTAAGATGTCAGAAAGCCCCGCGTTATACTGAGGTCAGGATCGACTCGGGAGTTATGTGTGTATACCTACGCAGGTTCTCCCAGGATTTGTGGCCGGATATGGCGGATACTTGGGGGATATTCAGGCCATGCTCAAACAACAAGCTTATCCCTTCGTGACGAAGGTCGTGAAATACTAAATCTTCTATTCCGCAAGCTTTTGTCGCCGCAGAAAAAGCATTTGCAATAGTAGATCCCATGAATGGGAAAATCCTCCCCTTGGGGTTCTCCACCTTGCGTTGACGCTCGATGATCTCGCAGGGGTCGATCACCTCCCCATTGAGCTTGAACGGTCCCTTGAGCAGCGGAACCCGCATGTCCCTGCCCCCTTTCACCGTTGGATCTTTGCGCCCCCTGATGACGACCGTGCGCGCCTTGGCGTCGTAGTCCTCCCAGGTAATCCCCCCAGGCCCGACGATCTCCCCACGGCGCATGGCGGTCGCCACGGCGAACAGGATGATGTCTCCCGTGATGCGTTTGACGTTCTGGGCGGCTGGCCTGCTATGACACCATGACACCAGCGCAGAGAGCTCGGCTTGGGTGGGGCGACGGTCGCGGCGGTTGGACTTGGCTATGAGCCCGGCATGATCGAGCGTCTGCACGGCACGCTTTAATGTGGCCCGCGCCTCCGAGGCGTCCTTGCTGTCCAGGAAAGCCCCACCATGCTCGAGCGCCACCCCTAGATAGACCAACTCTTTCTTTATGGTGGTTGGCCCCGGTGGATGCAGCCGACCGCCGTATCGGCCAGGGTTGAAGCGCTCCGTACTGCGTTTTTGGACGTATGCCATGATGTGCTTGGTGGTGAGCTCCGCGAGTCGTACGTCCCCCATGTAGTGTGTGATGATCGTCAGGCAGGAAAGCTTGGACGCGTGGATCTTGGCTGTCTTGGAGGTGTACTCCTCGATGATCGACCTGATGGTGTGCGGCTTGCCCTTGCCCGGCCCCGATTCCTGCAAATCGTCAGGGGGAGCGGCTTCCTGCTCCCTCGCCCATCGCACCGCCTCAGCCTTGGACGGGAACACTTTTGAGACGGCTGGGCGATTCGCGAGACGGATGTGAGCCCGCCATCCAGAGGGGTGCTTAAGTATAGATGCCATGGTGCGAAAGTCCTTTCGGAGCTCGGGTTGAGGCCCCCCGTGGGCGGTCCGTGCGTAATCCGTGCGTAGTTCGTGCGTAGTTAGGGGGGTATTTCGGCCAATATCAGGTGGCGGAAGACCGCTGTCAAATCGGGTTTGGTGGGGTTGTAAGGTATTGGAAAGGTTCAGGAAAATACCCTTTATCAACAGGTTGTGGATAACTCCCCAAAACCCGAGTGATCAGATTCCATAATCGCTTGAACTCCTGTGTAATATCAACGACTTAAGCGTGTTTTTGGGTAGCATATGCGTAGTCAGAGCCAATTTTCACAATATCCGGAATATAACACCTAATCAACACCTAAATAACACCCTAGCATACTTGCAATCTCCGTGGGTACTGCGATCAATGTGTTGCTGCCTTCGATCCACCACTCGAGAGGTTCCCCGCCATGAGTTCATGCCCTGTTCTACGCCCTTATTGCGACCGGAAATCCGTGACCTGTTTTATATTGTAAGGTTCGGGTTAGCCGCTGCGAGGGTGTGATGGTTTAATGTTATATTGGTGTAATGTTGGTTTTTTGGGGTTCTATATTTCCAAGGTACCACAAAAAGCACCATAGCCCCCCTGCCCCCCTGTCCATATAGGGGTGGGGTGGGGGCACGGTATTACCCGTGCGGGTAACCCCCTTTAACTACAACAAGACCTGAGCATGACAACCTCGGGTCTCCCGATAACTGGAACGTGACTTAGTTCCAACCGCTCATTGACATTCGAATATGGTTTCATGGCTGCATGGTGCAGCCTCGGCGGAAGTGACAATCCCGCGCCTATCGCACCATGACACGCCATGATCGGGCTCAGATTGCCCGTCCCAAAATCTGAACCTAGCCCCTTACGGGGGCTTCATAGGGTCGCGCTGTAGCGTAACCGTGCCGTGCCTAGCCTATGCCGTGCCTGCTAGTATCCGCCCTAACCCGGCGCAGAACGCGAGTGAGTAACCGTGCCGTGCCGTGCC